AATGGAACTTTAGTAAATACAAATGCAGTATTGTATTTACTAGAAGAATATCCGACGACTTATGATGTGGACAAGGTTGTGGAACAGTTGGAAGAACTAAAAAGAAGATGTGATATCGAGGAATTTGGGATTAGAGGAGTTATTTGCAAAGCAATCGAGATTGTGAAAGGCGGTGGAATGAATGACGGAGAATGAAGCAATCAAGGCAATAAAAGATAACAAGCCTACAAGCGGTTATTATATTTTGAACGAAGCATTAGATATGGCAATACAGGCACTTGAAACAGTACAGAAATACAAAGACCTTGAATCTGAACTATCTAAACGCAAGCTGACAATCGACCATATCAGAGAATACATGGAATTTGAGGACGAATGTGTGGAACAGGGATTTACTTTTAAATCCCTGTTGGAAGCAAGAGAGAAGCAGAGCAGAAAGAAGCCAATTTTAAGTATGTATGAAAAAGGTTGTATGGCTATTGATTATTCAGATGGGCATGGAGAAATAAAACAGACTGAAAGTAATTTCTGGCGTTGTCCTAAATGCAAATCGGTTGTTGGAGAAAGAATTATTGTACATGGCAGGATTCATGACCAGAGGAAAAAGAAGTATTGTGAAAATTGCGGTCAGAGAATCGACTGGGAGGGAATTAAAAATGAGTGATGCATGGAAAGCTGTACTGACGGTGATTGTTCTGATTGTTGGTATGGTGATTGAAAGCAGATGCGATAGTGAGTATTAGACTAAATAAGGATTTAGCGGAGGTAGAAGAATGGCGAAAATATCAAAGAAAACAATAGAAGAACTTGAGGATATTTTAAACAGAGGCTGTGACTATGCCGATACGCAGACGGTTGTGACAGAATGTGCAAACGAAGTGTTGAAAGAATCTGGGTGTGAATTATGCCAAGTAGATGATGCCACTATCGTAGATTGGGACGGAGACACGATTTGCACTGTTGAGGATTTTGTAAATGTATTCTGGGATAAAGCAGTAGTTGGTATCTTGAATGTGTTAAAAACACAGGAATAAGGATTTAGACAAGGAGTAAGACAACTATGAAATGGTGCAAAGTAATGAATATGTGGTGCTCCGATATGGACGAGGAAGATATTGACAATGTAGGCTGTGACGGTGAATGCGATAATTGTGATGATTGCGAAGATATTACATCCAATATAGGAGTACCACTTTGGTAAGAATTTGAGGTGAAAGTATGTGTACAATGGAATGGAAAGAAGTTAATCCAGAACAGGATAACTGGGAAAGGCAATTTGATATAGTCGCTTTTTATGGCAGCATTACAATAGGCAGTATTGTTTACTGTGGTAAAGAGATAGGATGGCAGTCAGTAATTGATGGTCATATGGAGTCAATGGAAGCAGAAACACTAGAAGATGCCAAGAGAGAAATGATTGATACATTAGATAATCATTGCATTGATCAAATCAATTACTACAAAGAATTGCAGGAAAGTCTCGATGAACTAAACTAAGGATTTAGCGGAGGAATGTAATATGTTTGGAACAATGTTTTGCCAATATGAAACACCATGTGGATGGTGTGTAAGGCTAAATAAAGAATGTACAGAGAAAAGAAGATGTAAACCTAAAAAAAGTATGGCTATAGCTGAAGAAAATGAGATTCTTTCAGAAGAGGCTAAAAAAGCAGGATGGAAATCTGGTGTTATGAACATCTAAACTGAGATTTAGTGAAGGAGTGAGCGCATATGGCAAAGTATAAAGGCGTTGTCAGAGAAATATATGAATATGAGATTGAAATTGAAGCCAAAGATGGCGGTGAAGCAATGGAATACTTAAAAGAAGTCTACAATGACGATGAAAAGAACGAGGGTATTTTTGTTGCTGATGCAAACAGTTTCTTAAGAGCGGAATTTTCTCTTAAAGTAAATTAAACTGAGATTTAGGAGATAATTTTATGGAATCAGAAAAACAGGATATTAATTGTAAGAAGTGTGGTAAATACATTCTGACAGAGCAGAGAGGTCAGGACGGAAAAATACGTTGCATTAAAGGCAGTTATCAAAATGGCGTTTATTATGGAAATGAGGATGCATTTTACTGTAATGAATGTGCAAAAAGTAAATAGGAGAGGAGTGAACTAATAAGTGCGTTTTTCAGAGCTTACAAGACCAGAACTTGAAAGCATCATTGAAAGCGCAAATTTTACAGAAGAAGAATTAATAGTGTTTAAAATGTTGACAAAAGGAAAGACTATTACAGAAATAGCACAAAAGACAAATGCGTGTAATCGCACAGTTAGCCGAAGAATTGAAAAAATAAAATCAAAAATAAATAGAATCGGAGGTTTGACTATATGACAGTTGTGCTTACACAGAATGGGAAAGAAATTAATCCAGAAGATGTAGTTTTGCCGTCAGAGGTTTTGAAACTGATTGCGGAACTGATTAATTGACGAAAAATTGATAATAGTGTAGAATGCGTCAGTAGTGAATATGGCGCATTCTTTTATATCTGATGGAGGAATGAGAATGGAATGTGTCGCATATATGCGTGTTTCTACAGAGAAACAGGCAGAAGAGGGAAACGGATTAGACAGCCAAAGGAGAGATATTGAAAACTATTGCAGAAAAAATGAACTGGTAATTACAGATTGGTACATTGATGATGGGTACACAGGCGCAAATATGGACAGACCAGAATTGCAACGGCTTGTATCAGACTGTGATCGTAAGCGTGTAGGCTATGTTGTTGCTTTCAAACTGGATAGAATATCACGTAGCATGGTGGACGGTATTTATCTGATTGAGCGTGTGTTTTTAAAGAACAATGTAGAATTTAAGTGTGTACATGACAGTATCAGCTATGATAATCCTATGGAGCAGGCTTATACACAGATGATGGCGGTATTTGCACAACTGGACAAGAATACAATGTTATTGCGCATGCGTGGTGGAATGTTGGAGCGTGTCAAGCAAGGCTACTGGATGGGCGGTGGTAATCTTCCATACTGCTATACATACAGCAAAGATACAGGAACACTTATACCAATTCCAGAACGCAAGGAACAGGCAAACAAAGCAATGGATTTATTCTTGCAAGGATATTCAGACGTAAAAATCCGTGATATGTTAGGATTTAAAAGCGAATTTGTTGTGAAGCAAGTACTCACAAGCCCTGTAAACATTGGAATGATACCGTATAAGGGGAATATCTATCAGGGATTGCATAAACCTATATTTAATAATGAAGTGTTTGAAAAAGCCCAACAATTCAGAGCAATAAGGAAAAACAAAAGGGCAAGTTGCCATAACATCCAAACTAACTTATTGACAGGTTTGTGCTATTGTGGAATCTGTGGATGCGCTATGAGGTATCAGAAGTGGACGCATGGAAAGCATAAGATTTACTGTTGTTCCAGGAACAAGGACTTGCATTATCTTCCTAACCACAATCCAAACTGTAATAACACCTTGGAATGGGCTTCGGATATTGAAAAAGCTGTAGAGGACGAAATACTTTTAATATCTGCTAATATATCAGAATATAAGCCAAGAGTAAAAGAATCTAAATTGGAAATATTGCAAGGACAATTAGAAAAAGAGCAGACTAAGCGTAAAAGGTTATATAACCTGTATGCAGAGGGCAATGATGATGTTATCAGCATGATTAAAGAAATTGAGAAAGTAATAGAAGATATCCGTAAGCAGATTAAAGAAGAATCCGCAATAGAAACAAATAAAACTAGACAAAATGTATTTAAGAACATAAAAAATCTTGCCGACATTTGGGAAGATATCGACAAGAAGCAGAAAAACACCTTACTAAAGAGTATAATTGAAAAAATAGTAATTAGCAATGGAAATATTGAGATAAAATTGAAAGATTTTTAGCACTACTATAATGCTATCCTATGGTATATATTTACTGCTAATATAGGTATATTAATTTAGCAGTAAAATAGTACCATACCTACGGCATGGGGTTAGTGCTAATGCGCATATTTACTACACTTTTGAGTCATTATAGTGGCAATTATTAGTCGCTATTAATGGCTCTTTTTGTTTTATGATAATTACAAAGGGAGGAATAACCCATGAATATTGAAACGGACGAAATCATAGAAAAGTTATGTGCTAGGGAAGATGTACAGGCGATACCGACAATCTATCAAGTAGCCATGACCCATGCGATACAGGAAGTATTAAAAGATGTTAATGAGAATATGCAATCAACAGGAACAGATTACTAAATACCTATCTTATGATGATACAAACATATTATATGAGACTGAAAAGTTGAAAAAGGAGAACCAATATGCAACCGTATGTGAATCCATATTACCTACAGCAGAACCAGCAGGGATATCCGCAGTATTATAACCCACTGGCACAGGTGCAAAACAGAGCAATAGATTATCAGCAGAATATACCAAACAATTACCAGCAGAATCAGATTGTACAGGGAATTAACGGGAAAATAATTTCGGAGATGAGTCAGATAACAGCAAATGATGTACCTATGGACGGTAGTGTTGCGTTTTTCCCAAAGCAAGACTTGTCAGAGGTGTACGCCAAGAGCTGGAATGCAGACGGTACAATCCGCACAGTTACTTATAAGCCTGTTTTGGATAATGAGCCTAAGACAGCACCCGGACCAGAAAAAATTAAGTGTGACCTATCGGAAGAATCCGCACAGAATATTATGAACAAGTTTGATGAAATATCTGACAGGCTAGGGCAGTTAGAAAAATCTTTGCAATCCCAAAGAAAAACTTCGCAGTCGCAGAGAAAGGATGAGTAAGTATGTTCAATTCAATGCAGTTAATGCAAATGATGCAAAGTGGAAACCCACAGCAGATTGTACAACAGCTTATGGGTAATAGTCAGTTAATGCAGAATCCAATAGCCAAGAATGCTATGCAGATGGCACAGAACGGAGACACCAAGAGCATTGAGCAGATGGCTAGGAATTTGTGCAAAGAAAAGGGATTGAATGCAGATAATGTATTTAATCAGATAAAAAGTAGATTTGGTAATTAATAGCATATCGGGCGGATTGCCCACCCGATAAAAATTATTTTCTACTTTTATATTGTGGATAATCATCATCTTTATATCGCCACATAAACCCTTTGTGAGTTTTTGCAAAACCATAGCAACAATTTAATACGGCATTTTTATTAAACAATCCGGTTTGCTTTATTTCTTTAATACCAGACCATTCTTTGATAAGAATATTGTTTGCATCATATTGAATTATTGGTCTTTCTCTATAATCGAAAAAATGGTTTTTGGCATATGGTTTTATATTTTTATTAAGATGCAATGCTTCTTTGGAAAATAAAATAGATAAATCATCGCAAGGAATGTTGTTTTTTGTAATCTTCTTATATCTTTGTTGCACAAGGTAGTATGGCACATTGTATATATTACACCATTCTTTCATAGGCTTTAAGATGCCATTTAATTCAATATAAACAGTGTTTGTTTTATTAATAGATTGCTCGGCAATCGTAGTCCATCTACAATTACTAGGTTCATAATTTCCATTTACATCTATCCGGTCGATGGTTAGCGTGTCGGAGTAGCCGTTTTTAATAGCCCAATTATAAAAAGTTGAAAAATTGTTTTTCCATTCCTCGCAAACAGTTATTCCTCTTTTGCCATAATGTTGATAGCTAGGTTCATTGGGGTTATTACATCTCCTGTTTATTGATTTCCAAATGTGATGTAATCGGGTTCCTGATTGACCGTGAACTTTTCTAAAATAGTTTTGTTTTTTGCAACCACAAGAGGTTTTATGCCCTGATGTTAATTCGTTTGTTTTTGCCGTGGTAATGTTTCCACAATCACATCGACATAGCCATCTTTTAGTTTTATTTGATGGATTTGTGTCAACGCATAAGACTTGTAACTTGCCAAATTTTTGGCTTGCTAAATCAATAGATTTACCCATAAAAATAACACCTGTCCTTTCAGTGTGAGATGTCCTATACCAGATAATGTACGGAAGCTGTTAGGACAAACAGCTTATCGGGAGCTACCCTATCCGTACAAATATATTATAACACTTTTTAATCAACTTTGATACTAATTCTTGCAAGATTATGTATATAAAAATGAATTATGGAGGTAAAAATTATGTTTGGTTCGAATTGCAACACAGCATCAGTTCCATTAGTAGCGAACATTGACGGAAACGGAAATGGCAACGGTAACTGGGCTGACGGTGGATGGCTTTGGTTTATAGTTGTAATTTTTGCAATTTTCGGTGGCTGGGGCGGTGGCTTCGGTGGCTGGGGAAATGGCAATAATGGTGGAGCGACACCATACTCAACAAGTGCAGTTACACAGGCTGACTTACAGAGAGGATTTGATAATCAGGCGGTTGTATCAAAACTTGATGGCATTACAAACGGAATTTGTGACGGATTTTATGCAGTGCAAAACGGCATGAATGGCATCAACACAAACATTTTGCAGACTGGATTCGGCATCCAGCAGGCGATCAACGCTGATACGGTTGCTAATATGCAGAATACAAATGCTTTGCAGGCACAGCTTGCTAACTGTTGCTGTGAAACCCGTGAAGCTATCCAGGGAATTAATTACAATTTAGCAACTAACACCTGTGCTTTACAGAACACCATGAACAGCAATACAAGAGACATTATCGACAGCCAGCAGGCAGGAACAAGAGCAATTCTTGACTTCCTGACAAATGACAAGATTGCAACCTTACAGGCAGAGAATAACGATTTGAGAAGAGCTGCTTCACAGGATAGACAGAATGCTCTTCTGACTACAGCCATGAGCGCACAGACAAACCAGATTATTGATGCTGTAAGACCGACACCTGTACCAGCATTCCCTGCATCTAACCTCTACGGTTATGCATACAACGGCTGTGGATGCAATACAGGATGTGGATGTTAAGCAAAACTGAATAATTGAGTATATTAATTGGGGTTAACTCGATTATGTCTGCTAAGCAGTATTACTTTTGAATCAAAGGGCAGACTGTAATGTTTGCCCTTTTGCACATTGAAAACAGAATATTAAGTTGATGGATTTTTAAAGTCGTGGTACAATTTTCAAAAAGGAAAGGAGCGCCAAATGGTTATTTTCAGACAACATAGAGGTGGATTAGCTGAATCCCTAGAAACAGCAAGGGAATTTGAAAACTTTGATGATATGAAAAAATACATATATCAAATTCACAAAGATTTTTGCCAAAAGATAGGAGTAGCAAATGCACCATTTGAAATATCAGACATTGTAATTGACCATACTTCAAAAACAGAAGATGTGAGAACGAATTGGCACGATACAATGTATGTTTGTGTTAAACGATACGGAGATGAAGATTATATTGAAAAATACGGAACTCCACAATGTATAGGAATGTGTGCGACAGACTACAAAAATAAATAATGGATTTTCAAACCATCAACTAATATTCAGTTGGTGGTTTTTTATTTTATGAAAGAGAGGTAAAAATAATGGAAATTACAGCAATCGCATTACAAACGGTAGAAGCTGGACAGGATGTAGCTTTCACAGAAACAGCGGTAAACGGTACAAATTGCATTGTCCATAGACAGGGCAGTGGAATCATTAAATTAAGGGGAATCACAAACCAGTGCAGGGCAAGATATCTTGTGGGATATTCGGGCAATATACAGATACCGACAGGCGGTACAGTGGATGCCATATCACTTGCTATTTCTGTAGACGGAGAACCATTGCAGTCAACAAGAATGATAGTTACCCCTGCGGCTGTCGAGAACCTTTTCAACGTCAGCGCACAGGCATACATTGATGTTCCAAGGGGATGCTGTATCACAGTATCTGTTGAAAATACGTCTGCACAGACAATACAGGTGCAGAACAGCAACTTAATTGCAACAAGGGAAGCATAAGGGGGCGTATATTATGGATATCAAAAGAATGCATGATATGATCGAAAAACTGTCTGAATGTGCAAAGTCCGAATTTGACAAAGGCATTGAGAGTGTGAATACGGATGAAATGGGAAAAGTAACAGATATGCTTAAAGACCTTGCGGAAGCCATGTATTACCGTACATTGACAAACATCATGGAAGAATCTGACGTAGAAGATGCACTGGGAATGCTTGACCGCAGATTTTATGACGATTACCGTTATAAGACTACTGGCAGATATGCACCTAAAGGAAGAGGAAGTTACGTTGGCAGACGTGGTTATGAAGAACCGCCATATATGCACATGATGAACAGGGAAGATTTGCAGGACTGGGATTCCATGTCTGAACGTGAGCGTATGCGTGACCTTGACAGGGCATCGAGGGGACGTATGTACTATACTGAGACAGAACCCATGCGAAAAGACGGTGGTATGAGAGACAGCAGAGAGGGCAGGGCTGGCATGATGCGTAAAGGCTACATGGAGACAAAGGAAATGCACAAGGGCAGTACACCACAGGACAAGGAAGCCAATATGCACAGTCTGGAAGAATATCTGAAAGAACTGTCAGAGGATTTAACTGGTCTTTTGTCTGAAATGACACCAGAAGAGCGTCAAATGGCAAAGACAAAGATTACTACACTTGCGGCTAAGATGTAAGGAAATAGGCTAGGGCGAATAACTCTAGCCTTTTTGATTAGAACCTTGAAAATAAAATAATGGCTAAAAACTTTTGAAATAGTACTTGACTTTTGTTATGACAAGTTATATTATTATGTCATGACATAAAGGTAGGTGATGCAAGTGAATAAAAAGAAAGGTAGACCGACAGATAGCCCTAAAACTAACAGAGAAAGTTTTAGATTGTCTAATTCTGACATGGAAAAATTGAATTTCTGTGTTGATAAAACAGGGGAAAGCAAAACAGAAATTGTCAGAAAAGGAATTGATAAGGTCTACAATGAATTAAAAAAATAGAACGTTGGCACGACTGGAAATCTGTACAACGTTCTATCCAAGTGAGATATCTCTCATGTGAAATATTCTATCACATAAGGGAATCTCACACAAGTATTATTTTGAAAGTGAGGTTTTAATAATGGACAAATTTTTAGAAATCGTTTATGAAGGACAGTTTGAAGAAAGAAAAATGACAGACAAGTATATGGAATTTTTTAAGCCTACTCTTGATAAGCTAAAAGGAATTTTAAGCCATGAACTTTACGAGACAATAGAGCAAGAGTTTATTGACAATGCTGTTGATTCTAACAGATTTTATGCGGTTGAAGGTATGAAACTGGCTATTGGCATAATGGACGGAACTTATATTCCATTTGTTTAATGGGGGCGCATTTATGAATAAAGAAATCACAGTTAGCAACGAAGAATACACAATATCTACTTTAGATATTGCAGATATGATGGGAATGCAACATAAAAACCTTTTAAGAAAATTAGAGGGGAGAACAGAAAAAGGGAAACACATTAAGGGATATATAGAAATTTTAGACGAGCACCAAATGGAGCCGGTTGAATTTTTCATTTGGTTTCATGGAGGAATGTTTGAATAGGGGGAACTAATATGGCAGAACTTGTAAAGATTGAAAATACAGAAATGGCAATCAAAGAATATAACGGTATGAGAGTTGTCACTATGAAAGATATTGACAGGGTTCATCATAAAAAATCCGATACGGCAAAGAAGTCATTTCAAAAGCATAAGAGTCATTTTATACTTGGAACGGATTACTTTGAAATTACAAGAAAAGAGTTAGGGGAACGATATTCCCCCAACGAAAAAATAGTCGGAAATCCCAATATGAAAACATATCTCTTTACAGAAAGCGGATATCTCATGATAGTAAAAGTTTTTACGGATGATTTAGCATGGGAAGTACAGCGGCAACTGGTAAACTCTTACTTTGCGGTCAAGAATCAGATGGAAACAGCAGAACCAAAGATAGAGGATTGCAACTATCATGTCAGCATGACACCTGTGCCAAAGACACCTACATGGTATGCAAGGAATCAGCGCAGGATTGAAAGGATAGTCCAGGCAATACACGGTAAAAAATCACAGTTGTATCATAGAATCCTGTTGTTTGTTGGAGAAGAATACGACCTTGATGAAGCCGCCGCTATCTATGAACAGGAAAAGGGATATCCACCAAGATATTCCATGGACATGATTAGTTACTTCCCTGAATTATCAGAGTGCGCAGACAAATATTTGGAATGTGCCGAAAAATCCTTAAAGGAAAGTGGAAAATTATAATAGTGTAAAAGAAACCGCCAACCGTAAAAAGCTGGCGGTTTTTGGATAGGAGTTGATTTTATGTATTTTACGGTAAACGGTCAGACATGGAAATTAGCTTTTGTTCCTGCCAATAGCCAAGACTTACAGCGTAGTGACGGAGCGTACACATTTGGCGTTACAGACAACAACACTAAGACAGTATCAATCGCAAGCGGTATGTCTGCATACATGACAGAACGTGTAATCTGCCATGAACTAACTCATGTCATGTGCTTTTCGCATGATGTGTCTATACCTATAGATTTGGAAGAACGGTTGTGTAATTTCATGGCTGATTATGGGAAAGAGATAATATATCTGTTAGATGATTTGCTGGCAAAGTTGCGTACTAATGCAATTTGAGATTGATTTTTGCAAAGAAATTTCAAATTTCCACAGAAAAATGTTGAAAAAAGATGTGTACCTAAAAATCTCTATGAGAAAAAAATATTCTGAAACAAATTTGACCGCCCCTGGGGTACTTTTCTTACTGGGATTTTCAGAACGGTTTTGAAGCAAAATTTTGTTCTGATTTTCCGCAACATTCGGAAAAATTTTGATGCCCCCCTATGGTGTTTTTGGACTGGAAAAACCAGATCAGAAACGTGACCAACTTTATGTGCAATCTTTGGAAGATTTCGACCAAAAATTGATGCAAAACTTTATAATGCTAAAGTGCGTGTATCTGTTTGCTGTAAATCATAGTCACATAACAGATATACCAATATAACGCATTGTAAGCCACTGTAAGGAAGTTTAAAACTTACATGGCACACTTATAGCACGGATATAGTTATAAACACTCTACGCCTGTTTTATGTTCTTGTCAAGGTACGGTTACTGCATACGGTTACATGGACGTATAACGCACACATAGCCCTGTACGGTAACATGGAACTGGAAAAAGGATGGAAATTTCCCACCCTTTACCAAAACACTATATGATCATTTGCGACTTTGTAGTGAAACCAGTTTCCAGACTGGTATTTGATGCAAGTGTTGCCCCCTGCATCATCCCATACTTGCACGATATCCCCATAAATCCAGTTATCAAAAAGTGATTTATGGTACAAATAAAAGTCTTTTGCTGTCATTCGCCCACCTCCTTATATGGCAAAAGCCCCACTATTACATGGGGCTGTAGATTGACTTGTTACCGTATTTCTTACGTGATTCTATGCGATAGTTCAGGAAAGTATTACATTCTGCGAGCCACGCATACACGGCACTTTCTGTATAGCTTTTCCCAGGATTATCCTCATTAATCCACCAAAGGAAATTATCTATTGATTTTTCAAAATTGCGCTTATCTATATAGTTAATATCCAGACCAATATCAACTATATCTTCTCCCGCTTTTTCAATTCTGATAGCAGTATACACTGTATCATGGTTTTTCAACCATATGTTTTCATTTTCCACGCAATATACTGTCATGCCGTATGCGCTGTAAACTTCCTTTTCTTCATTTGCTAATAATACGCCCATTTTTTATCCTCCTTAAATATTCTTTTTCTTACCCCAGTAATTTATAAAATCGTTCTAAATATTTATCTTGTATTCTTTACGACTGCTATAGTCGTATTTTGTGCCTAGTTCGCAGGCATCCGAATAATATACAGAATATCCGCTGTTTTCTAATTCCTGTATAACACTTGGGTTTATTAGTTTCGACTATTCGCATTTAGTAAATAAATACAGCGGTATAAAATCCACGACATTCTGTAACGTGATTTTTACACAATTTTCTAATCTCGTTTATCTTCGTGTGCGTCTCCTTAGTTGGGTACTGTCCTTCGTAGTCTGTGCTTATACGCAATGCTGGAACGTTTTCACCGGATCCGTTGCGGTTGTAAACAGTAATTAATTCTGCATCATATCCACATCCAGATAACTTTTTCTGCAATCTCTTTAATTTTTCCATGTTCAAAACCTCTCTTTCGTTTTCTGGTCTGCCATCATCAGAGCCGGGAGACCATCCCACGGCTGACGCTCCAAAATCGGAGCGTTTCGGCTATTCGCAAATTCTGCGGAAAATTTCAATTGTGAGTTCTGCGGCAGCTCTTTTTCTTTCGGACGTGTAGCTGTGGCGTTTGCTCTTTAAGGCTTTTTCTGCTTGCTTGAGGTTTCCAACTCCCCAAGATGCCGCTTTGTTGAATTTTTCCCATTCATCCGGTGCAACTTTTACGGCTTTAAGTGTTGCCGTGTTGATCTCGTAATTGTCTTTGTCTTCTGGGTGTAAATCTTCGCAAACTGGAATATATTCATGTGTTCCCATGTTTTCACCGATATTCCATACGAAAAAGCCGACAGGAATTTTTTCCACGATTTCAAAAATATCAGTTTTTTCACAAAGTGTAGAAGTGCTATAAATTTTGTTGTTTTCAATTTTTACTATTCTCATGTTGTCGTCCTCTCTTTCTGTGTTTCATTTGATACTTGTATTATACATAAATTAAGCACTAATGTATATTGACAAAACACACAAAATTAAGCACTAATATTATATCAGAAATTGTGCATCATTATTAAGCACTAAAAAGTTATTGACTATTTAAGCACTAATATATATAATGTAGTTATAACAATGCAAAGGAGGTTTGAATCATGTCAGTAACGGAAAATGAAAAAGCACTAAAAAACAGGCAAGCAGTAAAAAAATGTATGGAAAGCAGAGACAGAATAAACATAATATTACCGCAAGGCACAGTAGACAGAATAAATGCATATGGATTAAAAACAAGCGCATTTGCGAGACAGTTAATATTAGAAGAACTGGCAAGAATGGACAAAATGAAAAAATAATTTGAATTAAGCACTAATTAAGTATTGACAATTAAGCACTAATATGCTATATTATAGTCAAGGAACAGGAAACAAAGAGAGGAGACGGAAACTATGAGAAAATATGTAATTGATTTAGACAAGGATATCAAAAAAGAAAGCAAGACAACTACAAAAATATATGCTTTTGTAAGTTCTGGTAACATTTATTCAGAGCCTATTAGCTTTTCTGACAAAAAATATCCAGAATATAATGTATTCGCTGAATTTAAAATTACTCATTCCAAATGGATGACAGGGACATGGGAGGAAAACTTAAATTATTTCTACAGCAAATGTTTAGAGTCGCTCGAAGATGAAGGACTAATAGAAGAAAATCCAGCCGGATTCAAGTTTTTAAAAGATGGCTGCATGGAATAGAAAAAGGTACAGACTAGTCTGTACCAATTTCTAAAAAATATTGTTTCAATCCAACGTTTCCCCGTTGACGGAAACGACTGTGTAGCACATCATGGATGCTACGCAATAGCAAAGCTATGTATATATAGTATTATAATTGGTTTGATTAGTCAATAAAAATTTAAAATTAGGAGGAAAAAGATTATGAATGAAACAGTAAAGAGAGCAATGCAGTTAATCGAGGAGAGCGAGCGTACAGATACAACTATCCCAGATTTAGAGGTTGGGGATGTTGTAAGACTTTGGGATGTCTGGGATGGCGAAAGTGAAACAGGCATAGACCCATATAATTACCATGTCGGAGAAGAGTATAGTAGCTCTTACATGGTAAACGAAATGGACGGCATTAACTACTTGTTTAAAATCGTAGAATGCTGTGAAAAGGTAGAACCAAAAATCGGAAAATACGAAGAATATACAAATTTGGACGAAGCCGCAGAAACATTAAGAGATGCTGTTGTGGAGATAACAGATATTTATTTGATTTAAAACAAGCTATATAGCAAAGAAACCGTAATTGTATGCGGTTTCTTTGCGTGAGGAGAAAAAATGATACATCAAGCAATAGACATGATCGGGTCAGATAAACTGGAAGAATTGGCGTTATCTTGGCATAAGCCAATAGTAGGTAATTATGTAATAGTCAATCCGGATAAAACCTATATTGTAATAAACGAGCGCAGAATGAAATTTAACAGAAAGTATCGCAGTATGGACTACTACAGCGGTCTTGTGTCCATGAATAAACCTGTAGCAAGCAAGTTAATTACCAGTAATAATATTTATACATTCTTTTGCAAAAACACGCAAAAATTAACTATGGAAGACACTTATAATTATTACGATGTATTAGAGCTACCAGAGGATAAAGAGTGGTACAGGGATTTTGTAAGAGAGAATATAAAAGCATTCGGGCTAGAACATAAAGGACTTGTAAAGATATTCTTTCCCGGTACAGCAGAGGAATACCGAACAGCTGGGCTTACTAATTGGTACGATAAGAGCATAAGCAAAACCAAATATAGCAAAGGGCAGGACGTTGGAGCGCCGATTGGGTACAGCATAAACCCTAAAAAACCTTACATGACCAGCCAACGTAATATATATCTGGTTAGTCGGGAACAAGGCGTACAAATTAAAATCTTTTACGACATCCTAAAGGGCATGTATAGACATGGATATAATACGCTGTATCTTTGGGATAACAACGTATTACCTGTTAAAAATGGAGATATGCCAGACGTAACGATCACGGGCGGTATAATGTTTGCATTTAAGTTGGACGATAAAGGACAAGTACAGATTATAGACATGGACACGATTCCAAGATACGACCCACATATTTAAAAGATTTGCAAGAGCATCCGACAGGGTGCTTTTTGTTTGCATTATACATATTTAAAGCAATTATCTATTGCAATTATGTATTGCGTGCGCTTAATGATTTATATTTAATTGATTATTGCAGTTGACTATTGCAATTAACTATTGTATAATTATTTTAAAATCAGGAGGTAAAAAACATGAAAACAAGCAAAGAAATAGCGGAAAAAGCAAGAGAAAGAGCGAAAAATCAAAATGAACGTGCTAAAGAAACATGGGATAATGTTTCCTGTAGGCTTCCGAAGGGAACTAAAGAAAGAATAACAAGAAGTGGTTTTACAGTTAATGGATTTATTAATACATGCGTGCTAGAAAAGCTAAAGCAAGTAGAGAATAATACGCATATAGATATTAATAATATATCTTTACCTACGGAACAAGAAGAAATCAACATAAGAGAAATGACGCAAGAGGAAATAAACAGAAGACTGGCAAACAATACAGAATACCGTCCAAACGTCACAGAATCGTCTAGGACGAATGAAAATGAATTTGACGATAAAATTATCGACAACGATATTAAAATTGATTCTAGGGCATTTAAGAAGCATATAGCGACAGAAGAGGAAGAGACAGACAACCGTATGCGGCTATTGAAGCTACAAGAAGAGATAAACGCAAGGAAGACATGTATTATTAAGCATGTAGAGCAAGAGCCAACTCTAGGAGACATACAACTACCAGATGAACCACCGTTTTAAACCTGTAAATGTTTCCAAATTTTAACCGATTTAACCGTTTTGGATACAGAATGTATACAGCTTGTATCCGTAGTATAGTATAGGTTAGGTAAGGTTAGTATAGGTTATATATCGCGTATACGCGCGAGACAACAAAAATTTTCCTGTTAAGAGCAAAACAGTTTTTAAATTTTGGATTTAAAGACAGATTTTCCTTATCGGTTTAAATTTCCATTTTGCGGATATATCTAACCGTTGATCTGCTGGATATTTTTTTTTAAAAACCTATTGCATTTTTACGTAAACTGCTTTATTATATTTATAAGCTCATTAGAGAGCTATACACGATTAAGATTTACAGGACAGCTTATAATAGCTGTTTTATACGCAAGAAAAGCCTTTTAAGGCAAATATGTTTTACTTATGCTGTATTTATAACATGCAGTGTTTGTATTTCTATTTGGTTTAAAGGGCTTTTTGTTTTTTCTAGGAGGTGTAAACATGGACAGAAAGAGCATAGATGTATTATCTCTAGCAGAGTTAACAGAGATTGCGTTTAAAGATATGTATATAGATCTGGACGTGGAAAACGCACCGGAAAAGAGAAAAGCCGATATTATAGATTCTATTTGGTCAGACATATACAAAGATGTATTTGAGCCTGGCAAAAACGATACGACATTTAATAACTGCAAATCCAAGCTAAAGACATGGGATGTAGAGTCTGTAGAGTCTGTAGTAGATGTATTTATAAAGCTTAATAAGCGCTATGGTGGAGTTATTAAATATAACCAGTTTAGCAATCTAACAGGTATTAATAGATTTACTATAGACCTATGGCATAAAGCTAATAGCACTAACGGTTATATATTTATGTTACCTCAAAATGATATAGATATGGAGTGCAATAATATATATATAATTAATAATAATGGGTTATGTACTAAGTACTATGGTAATGGGTATGTAAACCGAAACGATGAATCAAGTCGTCTGCGCTTTGACGTTAAGAAAAAATTACAGGAAGAGATGCAGGACTCAAATACTAACGGATTAAGCAATGACACAATGGGTCATGCGTTAAGAGCTAACAACGAGGATGAGTTGGGCAAACTGTATGAGCCACGCCGTATGATACAGCAGGAAACTATAAGAGCAATAAAAACAGCAGCAGAACTACCTCGACTCGGTGCAATTAATGGCACTATTGGACAGATACAGGATAACAATGCAGTACTGGAAGATAAGGAAAACGGCTAGAATGCAGTGTTTATAAGGGCTTCAAGGTTTTATCGAACATATGTTAATTGTTTACAAAACAGTGGTTTTGCGAATAGTTGATTTTTTGTATGATTTTTGAAACTGGGGGGAGGGGGTTTATAAAACAAGCAGACTGACCGCCTCTAAGTATGAAAAATTTTTTTAAAAACAAAAAAGCCTGTTAGAGGAACTGAAAAAATGAATGAAAACATTGAGAGACCAGAAAATTACAAAAAATTAAAAACGGAGTTTAATAGAAAAACATTTAAAAAAGAACTCAAAGAAAAACTTGGAAACGAATGTTGTAATTGCGGGAGTAAACAATATATTGAATATCATCATATTGTGCCTCTCATATTTGGCGGTACAAATAAAATTAGTAATATTGTTCCTCTTTGCGTAAGCTGTCATAAATGCGTACATAACGCAAGCCTTGTAAGGCAAGTAAAATCATACAATAAGGGCAGGCACAGAAAAGAACTTCCAAAAAACTACGAGATAATTTTATGGGATTATCTAAAGGGAAAGATAGGAAGAAAAGAATGCCATAATTTACTTAATCTAGGTGAAAAAACAAAAATGACAGACTCTGCTTTCTTTAAGGAATTTTTAAAGTCAAACAACATAAAGACTTACAAAAATAAAGTTGATTTGTTAACACAGAAAAGAGCTGATATTAGAAATCACAAGGGAGAAACGCTATCTGAAATAGTATTTAGAGATGGGTTAACAGAAAAGCATTACGTAGGAGAATATGATGACTTATGGGAATCAAAAAAAGAAAAATAACGGGACTGTACTACCAATAGAGGAATATTTGCTTGTGAAAAACAATAACAACCCAATAGATAAAATATTTAATACTTTATGATATAAAATCGGATTTTAATAACAATTATTTACAAATCAGGTAAGGAGTCATAGCCATGTTAATATTCGGCAAGCAAATCACAGACGAGTGTTCCAGATGCGGTCAAGTCTTAGAATGCGAATTGTTCCGACAGGGGCACGGCATTAAATGTGACCGACAGAACATATCAAAGATGTTGGAATGCCAATTTGAACACAGGGATAAGAGAGAAAATGATGGTATCTCGGGAAATACATAGAACTGGCAGAAAGGTAGACTTGTTATGTATCGGTTAGAAAGAAAAGATTTTTGTATTTTCAAAAATGAAATAGTGATTATACCTACAATTCGGATTTTTATAGATAACATGGTATACAAAGAAAAGAATTTTTCAATAGAATTTCATTTCTTGATAATTCATGCAAGGCTACTTTTTATAAAACAAGGTTAGGTAACGTACTCAATCGGTAAAGAGGGCTGTTTGCTAAACAGTTAGGGCAGAAATGCTGAGTAGGTTCGACACCTACCGTTGCCGCTGTCCTGTTTTTAGCATTTTGGACAGGACGCACACACCATTTACCTTTTCTTCCGAGATAGGTATGTAATCTCCTCTACACCAGTTAGGACAGTGAGAGACCGTCCGGCTGGTATCGGTCGAGTGAAATCCCACAACACTTGACCGCTTGGTGAAAACCCGAACCATAGCTTACGCAGATATGACCGTTACAGTCGGATTCCCCTTTACTTAGTGGCAATAGCTTAAAAGGCAGAGCAGGGCAGAGGTTTTCTATGCGGTGGTTCGACTCCACCTTGCCACTATCGGTAATTCAAGTAATTGCCCTATCTGCGGTAGAAAGTTGGAAGAATAATGGTTAAATGGAAATGGTGCTAGAATATAAGCATAGACACGAAATGTTGAACAAGCTATACTTATAGAAAAAGGAGTTCAACACAATGGCTAAAAATCAAAAATCATACATCCCAGAGTTTAAACAGCAGATTGTTGATCTGCATTGTAAAGCTGGTAAAGGTGTAACTGAATTAAGCAACGAATATGGCATACCAAAAGGCACAGTCTCTACATGGATTAAAAATCTTGCTCCAGCAATTATTACAGAGGAAGAGACTATTTCTTTAAAGGAATACAAGGCTCTTCAGAAAAAAATGAAAGACCTTGAAATTGAGAATGAAATATTAAAAAAAGCTACTGCCATATTCGCAAAAAATCAATAACTGAATACGTGTCCTTTATTCAAGCTAACTTAGACAAGTATACTGTAAAACAGATGTGCTCTGCACTTAAATTCCCTAGAAGCACTTACTATGCTGCATTAAATCATGTTCCTTCAAAAAGAGAACAGGAATATAAGGAATTCAGCGATGAAGTATTATCAATATATAACGAATTTAAGAAACGTTACGGGGCAATTAAGATCCATAGAGAACTTAATGATAGAAATATCCCCTGCTCAGTAAAACGTGTTCAACGTCATATGAAAAAGCTTGAAATTAAAAGCATTGTTGTTAAAAAGTATCAATACCAAAAGAATCAGGGTACAGTTCCTGATGATAAAGAAAATATCCTTAATCGTGATTTTAGTGCTGATACAGTATTTAAAAAGCTTGTAACTGATATCACATATATCCATGTAGTAAATGAAGGATGGACTTATCTTGCATCCGTAATGGACTTATATGATCGCAAAATCATAGGATGGACATATGGTAAAAATATAACAGCTGAGCTTGCCACACAGGCTGTAAAGAATGCATGCCTTAGTATCCCTGATACAACGGGAATAGTGCTTCATAGTGATCTAGGAAGCCAGTATACCAGTGAAGAATTCGAGAAATACTTACAGGATCAGGGAATGTTACATTCATTCAGCAGGAAGGGTAACCCCTATGATAATGCCTGCATCGAATCCTTCCATTCTGTATTAAAAAAGGAAGAAGTATACACAACTACATATTACACATTTGAGGAGGCTAAATCAGCACTCTTTGAATATATAGAGTCATTCTACAACCGAAAAAGGCGCCATAGTGCTCTTGATTACAAGACACCACAACAGGTTGAAGATGAGGCTCTAGCAGCCTAAGAAATAATTCTCTCGGCATATGTTATGCTGGGAGAAAAGTTCAACTTTTTGTGTCCAAAGTATTGACATAGATCCAATAAAAGGCTCAAAAGAAAACATTGACGTTTCAAAACTTAATCAACTAGGAACGGTTACGATAGGCAGAAATGAAGAAATAATTGATTGCACGACATTAGGTGATGAGCCTGTTATCCATGCGAACAGTAAAGAGGATAACAGGATTTTGAAAAGAGTGTTTGGGAGAGATTGAGAGAATGAAAGAAACTATTTTATACATTTCCAAATCAGAAAAAGATATTGTTAGTTTTTTAAAATATCTTCAATCAAAGTTAAAAGCAGAACAAAAGGAATGCACCCTAGATGAAAAATACGATATTTTAAAAGTACCAAAATATTATGATATTGTAGGAAAGAGCATTCACGGAAACAGACTTGGGGTAGGCTACGGATATTGCAAATATTATTGTTTTTCGGGAGCGTATGATAGAAATAAATACAGCAATGCAGAAAATGAAAAACTTAAAGATATTCTTATGCACACAAGAGAGGGTGCAGAGAGAATAACAGGACTTGATATTTTATGTATGCTAGGATTAGTTTAAAAGGCGGTGGAAGAATGAAACATCAAAAAGAATGGCGCACTTGCGACAGGTGCGGGAAAGAGATAATACCTAAATCTAGGAAAGAAGTTAAATTTAAGCCAATCGGAAGTTATGGAGACATAGTTCCTATTTTCGAAGGCAATGAGATATGTCTGGAGATCAAGAATGTTCGAAGATACGAATTTCTTGAAAGAACATATGATTTATGCCCTAAGTGTATGGAAGATTTTGAGGAGTTTATGAGGAATGAAAACACTGATTAAATTTATTAAAAACCTGAAATCGTTTTATCGGTTTTATAAAGATTATGGATACAATGGCTATGATTGTGAATTTATCATTGAAAATTATCAAGATGTATTATGCAGTCGAACAAAAACTATGAGCAAGCCTACATATTATGCAAATTCCGTTATTGGAGAGATGGATAGGTGGTATGAAGATTCTTGGAAATCTATGTATAAATGTGAACCATTTGAGTCGGCAGAAGAGAAAATTATGATAAAATCAAATGGCGAAACTGCGCAAGTGTTTATTGACGGTAAAAAAGTAAACTGCATGGACATGGAGTTGCATTTTATCGGTCATTCAAACCAAAGTCCAATGATTAAAGTTGATGCACGATGGAATAAAACGGATGAAAACGGAAATGCAATTCTGGATGAGGATAAAACCGCTATATTGACAGAAGGTATAAAAATAAATTGTTGAGGGGGCGAGATTATGAAAATATCAGAAATGAACAATTGCATTGAAGAAATGCGAAAATGCTACAATTTTAAAGATGATGAAACAGAAATTAGACTTACAGATATGATAAGCCATGATGACAAGTATGTTTGTATTAGTACAAGAGACGAAAACGGAACACGAATTGAAATGGTAAGGTATGCAGATAAATTAGTAAATGTTTGATTGCTGATTATCAGCGGAAAAGAGATTTTATGAAAAAAATTTTTAAAACCATTATTTCCATTATTGTTATTGTTGTTAGCATTGTTGCACTGATATTATTTTTAAATTGGGCTAATAAAACCGAAAAATACGAATGTGAAATAGAAGAGATACAAAGTGAAATTTATGTTAGATATCAAAGTACAGCTTCATGTACCCCCGCTTACAACTATGAGATAATTACAGTTTGCATAAATGGACGACTGATAACCTACAAGGGAAGCGTTGAATTTATTTTTGTAGAAAATGAGAACAAAATCGAAGTCACAGAAAAACCTAATATGGTTCATGGCGATAAAGTCATTGTCTATACTTCAAAAGATAATGTTGAATACTTAGGAACTGTAAGAATTGGAAAATAAAAATTTTACCGGCTAACAAATGGAGTTAGTCGCTAATTTTAGAAAGTTAAAGATTGAAATGGGAGAACAAAATATGATTGAAAACTTTAGCAATGAGCAAATTGAACAATTCTTAAAAGAATTGGGAGTTAGCCAAAAGCAGTATAAGAAAATAATTGATGATGTTTCTGCTAAAAGAACCGAGAGCTTTCTCAAAGAAGAAATAACAGAGTTAATAAAGTTGTTTGAAGGAAAGCCGGAATTAAGGACAGTTAATAACAGAGGAAAAGCATATGAGTGCGTAATTACGCTAATTGCAATTACTCTGAACAATCTGACGAAAGTGACAAGGCGTAATGAAAAAGACTCTACGGAATACTGGAAGGTTTCAGCTGTGATAAAATTCCAAGACAAAGAAGAATACAAACAAATGTTTCGAGAGATTATAGACGTGGTTAAGAAGCATAATAGAAAATGGGAACAAAATTAAATTAACCGCCATATAAGTGATTTATGGCGCCAACCTAGAAAAATTATAGGCAGAGGTCAAGGCACTTCTGCTATGCGGAGGTGTCTTTTTTGGCAAGTAAGGATTTAATCAACCAGTTAAAAGGTAATGACAATTACATAGAGCGAAAAGGAATCCATAACATTGTTAAAAATGGGGAATCCGAAGAAGTAATAAATGCCTATGTCAATTCTGCACAGTGGGGTATGTATAATGACAAAGACATACCATTCTCACTGGAAATTTCAAAAAAAACAAAGAAATTAATAGACAGCATAGTTGCGGAAAGCACAGGCGGCGGTCATATTGACGATTTAGAGATATACTGCGGAGATAATAACGCCGAATTTTTAGTCTTAAATAACTACTATGAGGTATTAAGACTGGAATCCGCATATCTGGTAGACAGCTTTTTCCGATATATTGAGATTGACGAAAAAGACCCATACAAGAGATTTTATTTTCCGAGAAAGAAAGTATTACAGCCAGTTGTAGGTGCTTACCAAGAAATATATGACGGTAAACTTGATTTTCTGTCTGTATCACAGCCTAAACGTACTGGAAAAACTACAGGCGGATTGAGACTTGCTATGATGATGGGCGGTCGTGACCCGGATGGCAGTATATTTGGCGTTGGTAAAGGAGAAGGACTTGTTAAAAGATTCTATGGTGGCTTGCTGCAGGGATTTGAGACAGAAAGTACTTATCAACGATTTTTAAGCGTATTTCCAGAAGCGACGAAGATAGGGGAAAATTACAAGAGTGCTGAAAATCTTTCAATTGACCTTAAAAAGAAAAATATATTCCCGACATTCACTTGTAGACCTATAGACGGTGCCATTGTAGGATGTACAGAAGCTAATGTTCTTGTATACATTGATGACTGCGTAAAAAACCACGAAGAAGCAAGGAATCGTGACCGCCTGGAGTTCCTTTGTGAAAAGGTTACGGATGATGTTCTTGGACGTAGATTAGAGGGTACACCTATTATTATCCAAGGTACAAAATACAGTCTGTATGACCCGATTACAGCATTACAAAATAAGGCTGATGAACTGGGCTGGCGTTGGAGAGAAGTCGCAGTTCCAGCATTAGACCCGATAACCGATGAGAGTAATTGGGAGATTTACAGAAAAGACAAGAAAGGTTTACGAAAAATCTTTACTACTGACTACTATCGCAAAGAGCGAAAACTTGTGTCAGAGGAAACCTGGGCGGCAGAGTTTCAACAAGAACCATTTGAAGCAAAAGGGCGAATGTTTGCGGAGAATGAGCTTAATTATTTTGAGGAACTTCCTGTTGATCGAGAACCAGATGCAATTATGGCGGCTTGTGATAGTGCAGATAAGGGAGAAGATAGCTGCTCAATGCCGATTGGCTATGTGTACGGCAACGAGGTTTATATCGTAGATGTAGTGTTTGATAATGCCGGAACACAGTTTACCAAGCCAGAATGTGCAAACATGCTGATTAAGCACAATGTCAAAACAGTTACATTTGAGAGCAACAGCGCAGGAGAATACTTTGGTCGTGATGTAATGGAGATTGTAAATAAGCAGGGTGGCAGATGCAGCGCAAGATATAAATTCAACTGTGCTAACAAGATAACCAGAATGGAAAACGCTAGAGATAATATCATACGTGATTATTATTTCAGAGATTTTAAGAAAATGGACAGGCAAAGTCAGTATTACAAATTCATGAAAGAACTTACCACTATGACACGTAGCGGAAAAGTAAAACATGATGATGCACCAGACTCTTTAGCATTATTTGAAAATGAAATGCGTACAGGAGTATCAGCAAAAGCCGAAGCAGTCCACAACCCATTTAGGAGGTATTGAGTATGCAGACAAGAGAGTATCTGAATCAAATAAGCAGACTTAACAGGATGATTAATAATAAGCTGGTGGAAATACAGCAATTAAGGGAAATGGCGTGCAATGTTACTGCTATACAGAATGATGAACGTGTAAAAACTTCCCCCGACCCAGACAGAATGGGAGTTACATTTTCTAAAATAGATGAAATGGAAAAAGAACTGGATAGAATGATAGACGGTTACGTTGAAAAGAAAAATGTAATCATAAGTCAAATTGACAGTATGGATGATGAAAATGTATATAATATTCTGTTTGCCAGATATATTGAAAAAAAGACTTTTGAAGTAATAGCAACAGAAATGAACTATTCTTTTCGCAATATTACAAGGCTTCACGGCATGGCATTAAAGGAATTTGAAAAAAAATACGGTGAACAGTATATTGGATTATGATGTTGTCCTAGAATGTCCTATATACAGCGTGGTATTATTAAAATGGTTAAAGACCAAATCAATAAGTTTTCACACCTCTCTCAAAAGGCATCGTCTTTATGACGGTGCTTTTTTAATGCATAAAAGGGGGATTTATTTTGACAGAATCAAAAACAATATACTGCCCTATATGTCATAGAACGGTAGGCAGGCATGATATGCGGTCACAGACAAATACAATCTGTAAGTGCCGCAAATGTGAAAAGAGAATCATATACCACTATGACACAGGAGAGACAGAAACAAAGAGATTACCACAAAGAGCCACTTCTAGCGGCGTTTGTTTTGTATAAGGAGAAGCAATGAACAACAGGACTTTTCAAGAGCTGGTCAAGGGATGTTATGGTCGAAAAATTGCATATACAGATGTTGAGACTATTACACAAGACAACATTGTAAAAGTCATTGGTCAGTGCATTGGAGCCTTTTACTTTAACAAAATGGCTATAGAGTACCTTTGGAATTATTACAAAGGTGACCAGCCTATCAGATACCGTGTAAAAATATCCAACGAGGATATTATCAATAAAATTTGCGAGAACCATGCTTATGAATGGGTACAGTTTAAGGTCGGTCAGACATATGGCGAGCCTGTCCAGTATATCAGCCGTAAAGATGATGACAGAATCAACAATGCAGTTGATGAATTAAATGATTATCTGGTGGATGCTAATAAGCAGGAAAAAGATATAGAAGCTGGAGAGTGGCAGTCGGCAACTGGAACATCATTTAAAGCTGTACAGTTTGCTAATGGAGATATACCGTTCAGAATTGTAGCACCTAGCCCTATGAATACTTTTGTTATTTACAACCGCTCAACGAGAGAGCCGATTCTTGCAGTGCAGGAATTGAAAGATATTGAGGGAAACTGGTATAAACAATGCTACACAGATTCCTATGAATGCAAGATTGTAAATAGCAATGTGCAGGACTGGAAAGTACACGCTTTTGGAAGTATTCCTATCGTGGAATACCCAAATAACCCATCCAGATTATCAGATATCGAATTGGTAATAGATATAATGGACGCTGTGAACAATATGCAGTCTAACAGAATGGACGGCATAGAGCAATTTGTGCAGGCGTGGATAAAATTCGTAAATTGTGAGATTGACGAAGAAGAATTTAAAAAAATGAAAATAAACCACGCTCTTGTAGTAAAATCCATTAACAAGGATAACAAGAGTGATGTTGATGTTATGACGCAGGAATTGAACCAGACGCAATGTCAAGTTGCTAAAGAAGATTTGATTGATAATGCCTTATCTATTTTGGCAATTCCAAATAAACAGAGCAATACAGGCGGCGATACACAAGGGGCGGTGCAACTTAGAAACGGATGGGATTTTTCAAAATCCAGAGCGAAGCTAAAAGACCCTCTTGTAAAATCGGCAGAAAAACGCCTTGCAAAGCTGGTTTTAAACGTTATCCGCATAAAAGACCATGATTTAGGTCTTTCTATGAGGGATTTTGAAGTGCAAATAAACCATAGCCCACAGGATAACATGTACACTAAGGCACAGACCTTATATCAGTTATTACAGGCAGGCATACACCCACTTGTTGCTGTAAAAACAGTTGGACTTTGGGGAGATGCGGAAAAAACTTATTTAGTTTCTAAACCGTACTTTGATGTATTATGGAAAACCATTGATAATGTCGAAGCAGAAGAAAAGAAAGCACAGGAAGTTATGGAAAAATTGAACAATCAGCAGAATAAGGCAACTACCGAGGAATAATCGGTAGTTGTTTTTATTTTATAAAATTGCACCTATGCGGTAAATAGGAGAAATCACAAGTTGAGCAACCAACGTAAAAAAGCGTAGTGAATCGGAGGTAATTTATGACAAGAGAACAAGCAAAACAGAATCTTATTGCTATCGGAGTGGCAGAACCTACAGACGAACAGGTAAGCAATTATCTAAATCAGGTCAATGGCGAAACCAAAAAGGAGAAAGATAAGGCAGACCAGTATAAGGCAAAGGCTGATAATGTGGATGAATTGCAGAAAAAGCTGGATGAATTGGAAGCTGGAAATCTTTCAGAAGTTGAGCAGGCAAATAAAAACCTTGAAAAAGCGAATGCAAGAATTGCAGAACTTGAAAAGGCGCAGGCAATTGCAACACAGCGCAGTAATGCCACTACCAAATTTAATGTAAGTGCTGAACAGGCGGCACAGATTATTAAGGATGACGGCACTATGGATTATGATGCTCTTGGAAAAATTATTTCTGACAAAGAAACTGCGGCGGCACAGGCAAAAGAACAGGAGATTGCAAACAATTCTACTAATCCAGGCGGCGGTACTGCTGGCAAAGAAAATGAAAATAAGACTACTGCTGAAAAACTTGTTGAAAAGTTATACGGCGGTCAGAAACAGAACAATGATATTTTATCACACTATGTAGGAGGTAACTAAGATGATGCAGTTTGAGCAGACAACATACGCTGGCGATGTTGAAATCTTAAAAAGAAAGCCGTTTGAAGGAATCCCTATGACACTTGATTTTACAAGCGTTGATACAAAACTGGCAAACGGAAAAAAGGTTGTAAAAGCAGGAACCCCTATCGGTTCTACAGGAGTAGCAGATAACACGGCTACAGTAGTGGGAATCTTATTACATGACGTTACAGAAGATAGACCACAGGGAACGTTGCTTAAAAAGGCATATATTGACAAAACAATTGCGCAGACACATTCAGGTGTTGAAATTGCGGAAGTTGCAAAAGCGGCATTGCCAATGATTATTTTTGAATAATTAACAGGAGGTAAAAATAATGCTAGTAAATGAAGTAGTAAATACAAAGGCTATTGCACTTGCGGCTACAGAAAACGCAAGCAATACAATTCCTTATCTTGGTTTACAGTGGTTTCCAGAGAAGAAAAAGTCAGGTCTTGATTTAAAGTGGATTAAGACACACAAGGGACTCCCTGTATCACTGAAACCGTCTAATTTTGATGCGCTGCCAACAATCAGAGCAAGGGGCGGATTAAAGACAGAAAAAACACAGATGGCATTTTTCCGTGAACAGATGATTGTCACAGAAGAGGATGCACAGGAAATTGATAGAATCAAAGATGAAAACGATCCGTATTTGCAGGGTGTATTGCAGAGTATTTATGATGACACTAATACTCTTGTGAGCGGAGCGGAAGTCGTGCCAGAAAGAATGAGAATGTCTCTTCTCTCAACAACAAATGGACATCCTACAATCGGTATTGAATCTGACGGTGTTAAGTATGAGTATGATTATGACCCTAACGGAGAATACACAAAGAAGCATTACTTAAAATTGCAAGACACGGCTATGTGGAGCGATACTACAAATTCTAAGCCACTCACTGACCTTAATAATGCAAGAAAAGCACTTGCAAAATTAGGAAAGATTGCTACCTATGCGCTTATGAATTCTAACACATTTAATTATCTGTTAGAAAATGCGCAGGTCAAAAATGGTATTCTTGCGCAGAACTTAACGGCAAACATTGAACTTACAGATGATAATGTTGTCTCTATCACAAAATCAAGAACAAAACTTACTATTGTTCTTTACGACAAGATGTACATTGACGATGAGGGAAACGAACAGTATTTCTACCCTGACAATAAGGTTACGTTACTACCAAGTGGTTCTCTTGGCAATACTTGGTTTGGAACTACTCCAGAAGAAAGAACAGCTTCACAGGTTGCTGATGTAGATGTTTCTATGTATGGTATGGGAATTGCAATTGCTAAGAAAGTTGAATACGGTCCTCCTGCAATCACATCTGTTACAGCTTCAGAAATCGTGCTTCCTTCTTATGAGAATATGGATTCAACATTTGTAATAGAAGTACATTCTGCTTAGTAGGAGGTATCTAGGATGAAGTATCCGTATATCGTAAATAAAAACGGTGTTTGGTATCCAGCAGGAACAGAAGTGCCAGACGGAAATGCTGATAAGGAAGTTAAAACAGAAAATCAGCCATATACAAAGACCGACATTAATCGCATGAGTACTGCTGACTTACAGAAGTTAGCAGGAGAAAAAGGAATTGAGAATGCTGATTCCTTTAGCGGTGCGGATTTAAAGAAAATGCTTATTGAATTGATGAGCTTATAAGGGGTTGCCATGGAAAAATACAGTATTTTACAACAAGTAAAAATCAGATTAGGACAATTTCATATGGAGGAAGTCACAGACCCCGACACAGGGATTGTGTCTGATGTTACTGTATTCGATCGTAAGGAAGATAACCCACTTATTGAGTTACTGTTATATCAAAATGAGCAATTAGTAATAAATGCTTCTGGAATATCAAGCGCAAAAAAAGAAGAATACTTAAAAAAGAAAGAAGAAGCTATTGTTGAGCTTGCGCTTTATGATCGTAACAAATTAGGAGCGGATTACAGTGCCAGCTATTCAGAAAATGGAATAACAAGAACATGGAATAGCAAAGAAGACATATTATGTTATTATGATATTTCTTGGCATGTTAAAGCTCTCTGAATTGTATGAAAAAAAGAAGATTGTGCATGACCTTTTTACTGATACCAGTAAGATGGTCGTAGGCGGAGCACAGTAAGAGGTGGAGGGCGGTGCGCCATTAAAAAGAAAGGACGGTATATCAATGCCAACAGCAGTTATTATAAGCATCATATCAGTTGCTTTTTCCGTCTTTTTTGGATTGGTAAGCTTGTTTCTTAATTTGAAAAAAAACAAGAAATCCGATAATTCAGAAATTGAGGAACGTGTCAGGGAAAACACACGAATAAACATGAAGCTTGATTCTATATCAACCAATACGACAGACATTAAAAATGAAATTACAGAAATGAGAAAAGAACTTAATTCTCATGATAACAGAATTGTAAAGGTTGAGGAAAGCGCAAAACAGGCGCACCACAGAATAGATGAGCTTGTAAAAAGATTTGAGGACAAGGAGTGATAGATTATGGATTTTGCACAGGTATCTACGGTTGTGTCAATCGTAGTGATTACTTATTTGATTGGTCTTGCAGCTAAAGCAATCCCGAACGTAAAGGACAATTACATCCCGATTATCGTAGGTGTGGCAGGCGGCATCTTAGGAGTAGTCGGAATGTACGTAATTGCTGATTTTCCAGCAAATGACGTGCTGAATGCTATTGCAGTCGGCATTGTATCGGGATTGGCAAGCACAGGCGTAAATCAGATTTACAAACAGGTAAAAAATGCTTGATATTAATAAGCAGAAAATGAAATACGCCTTGCAGGGTCAGACCGTGACCGTTGAGGAAACTGACGAATATGGAAACCCAGTGTATGAGGGATATACGGACGCAAGTGGGAACTTCATACCATACCTTGATTCACAGGGCAATCCGATTCCAAAGACAAAGGAAGTAAGCGGATTCTCTGAACCAGTTACGTTCTATGCAAATATCAGTAATAAGCTGTCAGAAGTATTAGTAAAGCAATTCGGCATAGACGATAGTACATCATATGTACAGATTGTTACAGATAAAGGATATCTGCCTATCAACAATGGTGATATCGTATGGAAGAAATCAGAAGTCATTCTGAATGATGATGGATTGCCAGACGAGAACAGCGCAGATTACATTGTAAAGGGCGTAGCTGATGAGGGACTGACAGCAGATTTATTCCTGTTACAGAAAGTTGTTAAGTAGGTGGTAACATGAAGAATGTAAATATTTTGGGAACTGAATATAGCATTGATATTGACGATACATTAGAAAAAACTAATTGTGATGGACTTTGTAAAGAATACGACAAAAAAATTACAGTTAGAAATGTAGGAGCAATGCTGTGTGATGATGATTCCATGGAAACAAAGAAAAAAAGATTTAACGAAGTTTTAAGGCATGAAGTAATTCATGCTTTTTTTAGTGAGTCTGGATTAGATGATTATTCATCTAATGAAGAACTAGTTAACTGGATCGCAATTCAGTTTCCTAAAATGTTGCAAGTATTCAAAGAGATTGAAGCAATATAGGTGGACGTATGGCAAAGAAAGTTATCTCCATGACATTATCACAGAAATCCGTACAGAACGTCATAAAGGAGCTGAGAAGCTATCAATATTCATTGGAGTATAAATGTAGGATGTTAGCTGAAAAACTCGCTGAAAAGGGCGTAGAGATTGCAAGATTGCAAGTAACAGACCTTGATGCAGTATTTACTGGTGATTTGATGAGAAGTATTCATTCAGAGCACGTAAGAGATATAAAAGGCGGTGGCGTATACTCGGTTATAGCTGATGATGAATCAGCATTGTTCGTTGAGTTCGGAACAGGAATTGTAGGACAGGAATCCCCATATCCGGGAGAACTACCAGACGGTGTTACATGGGAATATGCAAGCGGTAAGACTATAAGGCAGTTAGCAGACGGTCGTTACGGTTGGTTTTACCGTGACGATAACGGTCAATGGTGGTTTACAGAGGGTATGCCTAGCAGACCGTTCATGTACTACACGGCTAATGAACTTAGAAACTTGATAATGGAAACTGCAAAGGAGGTGTTCACCGTTGATTGATAATTCATGGGCTTTACGATTGCAAGACCAGATTTTCAATATGTTTTCGCATGAGATGAAACTTGCATATGGCAGTAAGTACAAAAATCTGTACATCACGCAGGATGAAGCAATCACAGGAACGCCGAAGTTTCCAACAGTTCTTATGCGTCAGATAGGCGCAGTTGAAGCAGGGAAGGACATTGCAGGAGATACTATCAATGCTATAAGACCCACGTTCCAGGTAACGATAAACTATCAAGGCGAGAGTCAGTCTGATAGAGAAGCATTAGTTAATATGACCGCAACTGCAATCAATTTTTTTAAGTGGAAACGGTTTGAAATAAGCAATCCTGTTTATACGATTACGAATAAAATAAGGACTGCTACATTTAGGGCTACACGAACAATCGGTTCGCTTGACCCATTACAATAACTATTAACTGGCACACAACAGAGTGTGTCACTGACCGCATTAATTAGCGGTAGAAAGGACGGCATATATGGCAGATACAAGTTATCTTGCTAGAGTAATCTACAAGGAACATACAGCGGCATCTTCTGATTTTTCAGGAACATATAAATTATTGGTTCGTGCAAAATCAATCCCTTCTCCTGCGTCTACTCCAAATACTGTAGAATCTACAACATTGGAAGATGATACACAGACTTTTGAAATGGGTATTAAAACAGCGGATTCAAGGGAAATAACAGGAAATCTTGAAAAGAAGTATTTACACGATATTAATGGATTAGCAGGAAAGAAGCTGGATATTTTTCATTTGTATGGAACTGATGGAATTGGCGGAACTGCAAAGTACGCATATGTAGGTCAGGCAACCGCTACACCTAACGATGTCGGCGGTGTAGATGAAATTTTGGAAATGACAGTTACCGTCATTCCAAACACTTCCGCAATTGAATGTACGGATGATTACACAGTTACAGACAATAAAGACGGTACATTTACTGTAACAGCAGCGTAAATTAAAATTGTATAAAAACAGGGGCGGTCTTAGGACTGCCCCCTTTCTTACTAATAGTAAGGGAAAGGGAAATAATATGATGAAAATTAAGGTTAAAGATAAAGAGTACACAATACAGTTTGTTTATATTCCAACAGTTAAATCAAGACTTCTTTCGAGATTTGCAAAAATGGCTGTAGGAATGAATAATGGGGCAGAAAACAATTTAGAGCAGATTGAAGATATGCTTTTATTTCTTCCTGATGTTGTTTTGATTGGTTTGCAGAAATTCCATTCTGATGAGTTTGGCTACAATCTTGACACAAACGATGGCTACGAAGAAGCAAAGGAAAAGGCATTCTCTCTTGTAGGCGATTATGTAGATACTGGTGATGTAGATATCACAGACTTTTATACAGAATTGCAGGAGGAATTAACGGCTAATGGTTTTTTAAAGAAATTGTTCGAGAAGGAAGTGGAGAAAGCACAGGCGAACTCGGACAGCAAGGAGAAAGCCGGGAATTAACATGGAAATTATACTGTGAGGAAATACGTCCTTATTGGCTTGCTGTAACTAAGGGGTATGGACTCACGGTACATGATATAGACTGGTCTTGTCCGACAGACTTACATCCATATGAGTTAGCTTATGAGTTGGAAGACCAAAAACGTGAAAATGATATATGGCGTTGGTGCGGAGATTACTTCATTTCTGCTATGACTTATTCTATTGAACATTGCTTGAATGGTAAAAAAGCAAAGACAGAGTATATAAAACATGCTGCTGATAGATACAGAAAAGAGGAGGATTACGATACAAAAATTCGTAAGGCTTTACTGGCAGAGCAAATGTGGATTGCAAACGCACAACAGCGTCATTTACCAAAACCATTTGAAAAGGAATGATAAAAAATGAGTTATATTGGTATAGATGTATCGGCATATCAGGGAACTATTGACTGGGCAAAAGTCAAGGCAGGCGGCATCCAGTTTGCTATCCTTAAAATCATCCGTAAAGATTTAAACCGTGATAAGCAGTTTGAAGCTAACTGGACAGGCTGTAAAGCCAATGGAATAACTGTACAGGGCGTTTACAACTACAGCTATGCGACAACAGTTACAAAGGCTAGAAATGATGCAAGGAAAGTAGCAGAAATTCTTAATGGTCGTGAGACAATGGTATGGCTGGACGTTGAGGACAACTGCCAGAAAGGACTGGGAAGCAAGCTGATTGACATTATCAACGCTTACGGTGATGTTATCAGAAGTTATGGACTGACTTTCGGTGTGTATACTGGAAAGTCTTTCTATAATTCCTACATCAAGCCGTATGGCGGTGTGAAATATCCTATGTGGATTGCGGCATATGGAAAGAATAAGGGAAACATGGACTTGAAGTACCAGCCACAGATTGAAAATATAGTAGGCTGGCAGTACACGTCTAAAGGCGTTGTAAACGGCATTAATGGCAACGTTGATATGAATGTATGGTACAGGGAATTAAACGAATTACAGACCGTCTACGAAACGCACAATAACCCATATGCAGAGCCTACACGCACATTGTACAAGACATTCCCGTGTATGCGTGGGGATGATGTGAAATGGCTACAGACGGAACTTATCTATCATAAGTGCCTGCCTGCCACAAATGCAAAAGGCAAGAGCAATATTGACGGCATATTGGGAAATGATACAGCTAATGCAATTGGAGTTTTCCAAAAACGTGTAGGAATCACGGTAGATTGCAAGGCAGGAAAAGTAACAAGAGAATATTTAAGGAGGTGAAATATAAATGAAATTATCAGAAACAGTAGAAATGATGAACAGCACAGATTACAAGGAAAGATTCAAGGCTGAATATTATCAACTGAAAATCAGAGTGAATGGCTTAAAAGCTATGCTTGATAAGTTGGATAGCGAGGAACTAGGTTTTACACCTACATGCCCTAGAGAAATCTATAATGAACAAATGGATTATATGATGAACTATATGACATTATTGGAAAATAGGGCATATCTTGAAAAAATTGAATTAAATTAACACAGGGGCGGTAGAGGTCATAGTCTACTGCCCTTTTTACTGGCTATCAGTTGGAGATAGTCACTCACTTTAACAATTGAAAGTAGGTGCAGTATGGCAGAGATTGATTCACTGGAAATTCAAATCAAAGCGCAGGCAACAAAGGCGAATAATGCGATTGACAAGCTGATTACAAAACTTGATAAACTGTCTACTTCATTGAACAGCATTAATACCAGTAATTTGAATGGTCTTGCGAATAGTGTGAATAGGCTTTCAAGTGCAATGCAGAGCATGAATAATGTAAAGACTACTGACTTTACACGGCTTGCAAAGGGCATAGAGAAGATGTCGACAGTAGACACAGCAAAAATCAATCGTGCGGCATCCTCTATGAACCAGCTTAGTAAAGCATTTGGAAATATTCAGGCTAGTAGTTCTGCTACTGTACAGATATCCCAACTAGCAAGAGGAATTTCACAGTTAGGTTATAAATCGTCAACTAAGGCTATAGAGAATATCCCTAAACTTGCTACTGCCATGCAGGAGCTTATGACAACACTTTCCAAAGCACCGACAGTAAACAGAAACCTTATTGACATGACAAATGCACTGGCTAAACTTGCAAGAACAGGTTCATCCAGTGGTCGTGCGGCTAATTCCCTTGCAAGCAGTCTGAATGTTTTTAGCAAGTCTGCTAAAAGTGCAAAGATAAACAGCTTTTCCCTTGCTTCTGCCTTTGGAAAAATATATGCATCATACTGGCTATTGTTTAGAGCGTTCCATAAGCTGGGGGAAGCAATCGACATATCGTCCTCATTGACGGAAGTAGAAAACGTTGTAAGGACTACGTTTGGTAATTATGAGAAGATGATACAGGACTTTTCCAAGACATCCATACAGGATTTTGGTATGTCCGAGCTGACGGCAAAACAGGTAGCAAGCCGATTCCAAGCTATGGGCGTTGCCATGGGATTCTCACAAAAGAACATGGCGAATATGTCATTGGAATTAACGAAGCTGACCGCAGACATGGCATCATTCTATGATATGTCACAGACGGATGTTGCAAGGAATTTACAAGCTATCTTTACTGGGGAAACCGAACCTTTAAGGAAATATGGTCTTGATTTAACACAAGCAACGCTAAAAGAATGGGCGTTGAAACAGGGATTAGATGCTGATATTACATCTATGACACAGGCGCAAAAGGCTATGTTGCGATACCAGTATGTCATGCAGAATACAGCCGCCGCACAGGGAGATTTTGCACGGACAGCAGACACATGGCATAACCAAATTACGGTTCTTACGCAGTCATTCCAACAGCTTGCATCCATTATAGGCGGTGCTTTGATTAATGCATTCAAGCCATTTGTGCGCACTTTAAATCAAGTCATGCAATATGTAATTGCATTTGCGGAGACTGTTACAAATGCGTTAGGCTCAATATTCGGATGGCAGTATGAGGTATCTGCTGGCGGTGTAGCCGAGGACTGGGCAGACGGCATGGACGATTTTTCAGATGCTACTGGTGATGCGGCAAAGAACGCTAAAAAACTGAAAAATAATGTACTTGCTCTTGATGAATTAAACATTAACTCTGGAGATAATGATAAAAGTGGTAGCGGTGCAGGCGGCGGAGCAAACAAAGTTGATAAGACACAGGGCGGTCTGGTACAGGTAGATACCATTTTCAAGGGATATGAGAGCGGTATTAAGAGCTTAGAGGGATTAGGAAAGACCATTAATGCGGCTCTTAACAAGGCTATGGACAATGTGGACTGGAATAAAATATATAAAAAGGCTGATAATTTTGGAAAAGGTCTTGCGAATTTCCTTAATGGTCTTATATCTCCCAGATTATTTAGTAATGTAGGAAAAACAATAGCAAATTCCTTAAATTCAGCATTACATTTCCTTGATTCATTTGGCACTACATTTGATTGGAGGAACTTTGGAGAATCATTAGCCGAGGGAGTAAACTCTTTCTTTAGAAATTTTGATTTTGGGTTACTGGCACATACTATCAATACATGGGCTAACGGCTTGTTAGATACCATGATTACGTACCTTAAAAAAGTAAAATGGTCTTATATTGGTTACAAAATAGGAGATTTTATATCGAAGATAGATTTTAAAGGAATTTTGTCTAAGGTAGGTCAAGTAATATGGCAGGCTATCAATGCCGCAATTGAAACCTATATAGGAATATTCAGCGCAGCACCTATTGAAACAGCAATTACAACATCTGTATTACTGCTGAAATTTACTGGTCTTGGTGCGTCTATAGCAGAAAAGCTAAAAGGTGTAATAAATACTGCGATTGCATCTGTATTAGAATCTGGCATTACATGGTCTATTGCAATTCCTCTTTCAATCACATTACTTGCTAATAAGTTGGATAGCACTTTTATAGACTTAGAGCTTGCTAAATTTGGAGAGGAACAGTCTAAAAAGTATGGAGATACTTTTAACAATATAGCAGAAAAAGCAAAAAACCTTACAGACAGAATAAGGGAAACAAATGAAGCATTTAGAGAACAGATAAATACAAAGGATGAAAATATTCTTTTTCTTGAAACACTTGCTGATAAATATGGAGCATTAAGCAGTAAGACAAATCTTACAGCAGACGAGCAAAAATTACTTACACAGTACACACAAGAACTTATTAGCAAAATGCCCGAACTGAATGAGTACTATGATTCAGAAAATGAAAAACTGACAATCACTACCGATAAGCTGAAAGAATTAATTACTCAAAAAGAAAAACAAATAAGACTTGAAGCTATTTCAGAGCAGTGGAAAGAAACATTAAAACAAGAAGCAGAAGCGCAGATGCAAGTCAAGGAAAACGCACAGAATCTTTCTAAAGCACAAGAAGATTTAGCGTACTGGACAGGAATCTGCAATGATGAACTTGAAAAATCCGGTGGAAATGCTAATCTTGCGCCGTATCAAGACGAAGTTTCTAAAGCTTCACAGGCGGTAGAAGAATTTAGCAACGTACTTAAAGAAAATAAGCAACAGTTAGACCTTATTTCTGAACAATCTTCTTTTTATGAAGAAATGTACAACTCAATAAGCATTGGAGCAGAAGAAGCAAAAACTACAGCAAGAACCAATGGGCAGAATGTAGCAAGCGAATACGCAAGCGGAATTTCTGACAATGCTAGTATGTCTACAGAAGAGATAGACGCTATGGTAAACAATGCCACAACGCAGTTAGAGTCTATTAATAATACGGCATACGATAGTGGAAAGAATATGGTTTCGGAATATTCCCAAGGTGCAAAAGACGAATCAAATTCTACAGACTATTCAGAGCTGGGTGAAAACATAGTTGCTGGCATTACAGAGCCTATGGGAGATAGCAACTCAGAATTGACTATAGGTGATGTAGTAAGCAGATTTTTTGATAAATTTGTTGGGAAAATAAAAGATGTATTCGGTATTCATTCCCCTGCGGAAGAAATGAAACCATTAGGCGAAAATATCTTCTTAGGAATCATTGAGGGATTTACTTCTCTATTCGATACGTTTACAGAGAAGATTAACGAATTTTGGGAAAACTATGTTCTTCCATGGTTTACCGTTGAAAAGTGGACTGAACTGCTGGGGAATATCTTAGTAGCGGCGCAGACCAAATGGGATGAAATGGTGGAATGGTGGAATGGAACAGCACTGGTTACATGGTGGGAAGAAAGCGTTGTACCATGGTTCTCATTAGAAAAGTGGCTGGAAGTACTCAATAACGTAAAGGAATCGTTCAATACTAAGTGGACGGAGACATCTACTCAATGGGTAGCCAATCTTACTAAGTGGTGGACTGTTAATGTTGCGCCATGGTTTACTAAGAAGAAATGGGATGATGTTCTAAGCAAAGTACCAGTAGCATTTAAGGACGCTTTCAAGGCGGCGGCTAATGGTGCTATCGGATTCTTGAACGGTGTAATTGATGGTGTAGAAAGTCTTGTAAACCGTGCTATAGACGGATTGAAGAAGCTGGCAGAAGCGGCAAGCAAAATACCAGGGGTTAGCTTTAGTATTGATATACCTAACGTATCATTCCCACGCATACCTACATTCCAAACAGGTGGATTCCCAGAGGACGGACTTTTCATGGCTAACCATAACGAGCTTGTAGGACGGTTTTCTAACGGAAAGACAGCGGTTGCAAGTAATGAAATGATTGTGGCAGGAATTGAAGAAGCGGCATATAGAGGTTTCTCACGTGCGTATGAAGATAATAATAGAGAAGCTACATTGCTTTCTGAAATATTAGATGCAGTCAGAGAGGGTAAAGAAATCTCTATTGACGGAAGAAGCCTTGTTTCCGCTGTAGAAGAAAGAAGCAATAGAAACGGATTTAGTTTTGCATAAGTTATGTAAACTTTTGTAGAAATCCTCCTCTCATAAGTGGTATAATAAGCCAAAATGAGAGGGGGCTTTTACATGAATAAAGTAAAAACAGGTATAGGTATTGCACTGATAGCCATATTAATTATTGTATGCGCTAATTATTTAGATAACAGGGCAATAGCGAAAGAGCAAGAGGAATGGAAACAGGAACAGATTGAAAAGTACGGTAAAACGTTTGAACAGTCGGAAAAAGAAGCAAAACAGCTTACCCAAGAAATAGAAGAAACAAATCAAAGAGCAAGAGAAATGATGAAAAATTGGTAGGTGATTGCTATGGATAATATGGAGATTGAATATAAACTTACAGAGCTGGAAAAACGTATTAAAAAGATTGAGTTTGAACAGTTGGACAGCGCAGGAGAATTTCAGAAGCTGGCGCAAGAAGTGATACAGGCAAGGGAAAGTAACAGCAAATTACTGGAATCCAAGTACAAATCAAACGATTTTCTCATGAAAGAGAATCAAAAATATGCTCATGTGGCAGACGATAGGTACATAGACGTAATCGACAAACTGAATAGCATAGAAGCAGAAATAAAAGAAATAAAGAAGAAAATTAAGTAGGGCGGCGTGTAACCGTCCTATTTTTATGTATAAAAAGTAGCGCTCATTTTTTAGCGCTATTTAAAATTAAAACCAAAAGCATCTACATAACGTAGGTGTTTTTCTTTTACATAAATTCATAGTTATGTAAATGTAATACATTTCACAATATACTTTGCAACAACAGTAAACAGGGGGTTGATATAATGGCAAAAGCAACGCAACCAACAAATTTTAAGGACGATATATTGGATAAAAAAATGGGTGGTCGTCGCAGATACAGAATGACTACCAATTCAGACGGAACTGTGACACTGGAAGATGTAACGACATATACACAGGTCGGTGGAGAATTTAAAGCATCTAACATAAATGACACGAACAAAGCTATCAATGCGGCGGCTGACAAGAATAAGATTCTGACTACACTGGATGATGTAAAAGCCTGTACACAGTCTGGTTACATGGTAGATTGTCTGGTGGTTAAGGCAATGTTGGAGGGATAAGCTATGTCAATGAGTTCATTCTTAAATGTTAATGGGTATGATTTTCCTTGCCCTGCTGTCGGCTTTTCATGGACGATATCTACCACAGTGAATGCAGGAAGAAACGCAAACAATGCAGTTATCGGTCAGAGAGTCGGAAGAGATTTATACAAGCTGGATAATCTGAAATGGGTAGGACTTACGGTAGAGCAAAGACAGATGATGTTAAAAGCAATAGAACCGTTCTATGTTCCTGTTACATTTGAGGATATGAAGAATCCAGGCAATCCGATTACAATTACCATGTACCCCGGAGACAGAAAAGGCGTGCCACTATTTGTTGACCGACTTACGCATATGATAACCAAAGACGAGACTTTATCATTTAACCTTATAGATTGTGGGTGGTAGTTATGCAGAACGTATCAAAAGCCTATAAGCAGTCCATGAAAGGCATAGGGCGTAACAGGGGATATATAAAAGCGACAATCGGTGTAATTAATTCAAAGGCGCAGAAAAATGTTGCTGTAGATAGCCGCACGGCGGTTACTTACTTTTCGGACGTGAGAAAGCCATTTAACAATTATACAGTTGATAATGTATACGCCACAGCGGAGCAGGATTTTTCCAAGGTGGACGGCACAATGTATTTTCTTCCGCCACGGAACAACGACTATTACAATAATGGAATTGTTACAGCTAACATATTGGGCACTATCTATATATCCTTTTCTGGCGTTACAGGGCTTGATATAAAAGGCTTAACAATAGACTGGGGAGAATATTACCCAGTTGATTTTACAGTCCAAAATGACAGCGTTACACGCTCTTACAGCGGTAATGATAAAAGCTACTGGGTGACAGAAGATGTATTCAACGGCACTTCCTATCTGATTATCACGCCTACCAAAATGGTAAACGGACAGGGAAGACTAAGGATATATCAGTTTTACTGCGGTATCGTCAATGCATTTAGCAACAAGGAAGTTAAGAAATACAGCGGTAAACAGTATGTATCTTCCATAACAGATACAATACCGTCTAACGATATATCACTGACGATTGATAATCAGAATCAATACTATTCTCCAGACAATCCAGACAGCGCACTTGCTTACATGGAAGTCGGACAGGAAGTAAAGATTCAATTCGGATATGATGTTTTTGGAAATGGCGAAATAGAATGGCTACCAGAGGAAACAACCTACCTTCACACATGGTCGGCAACTGATACGGAAGCCAAGTTTACTGCAACAGACAGGTTCGATTACCTGACAGGTAAGTACTACCGTGGGCTTTACAGAGAAAACGGAATAAGCCTATATGACCTTGCTATTGATGTGCTGAATGATGCAGGAATAACGGACGAAAGAGAATACTCAATAGACCCATATTTAAAGAATATCAAGGTACAGAATCCTATGCCAGCAGTAAAGCACAGTGAAGCATTACAGATTATTGCCAATGCAGGGCGTTGCGTACTATTCGAGGATAGAAACAGTAAAATCCATATGCAAGCGTCATTTATACCCGACATGACAGCAGAATCCAATGGAGAAACATCATACAGCCATGTATCTGATGTGCTGAACGGAGAGGACAAAGATTCTTATGCAATATGCAGTTCTGATTTTTCCAAAGTGGACGAAACTGTATTTTTTATGCCTGCTGACAGCAATTACTTAAAGACTGGTTATATCAGTTCACAGATAGCAGATGCAAGCGGAACTTTTACAGAGAATCCAAAGATTACCATTAATCTTGAAGCGGCATTTGTAGCGTATGGATTACAGATAGAGTTTAGGAATGTTGCACCGAAGCAATTCAAGGTAACAACGTATTACCAAGATTTAGAGGTGGACAGCTACACGGTAGAACAGGGTGGGGAACTGGAATACACTACATTTGATCAATTCAATCTGTTTGACAAGATGGTATTAGAATTTACAAAAGCACAGCCGAACAGCAGAATCACAGTAGATAATATCACTGTTGGGGATGTCACTGACTACCATATCACAAGGAATGACATGACAGCAAGCCCTACAGCAGTAAGGCAGAATAAAATCAAGGCTATCAGCGTAGTAAAGACACAGTATCGTGCGTCTAGTGAGAATAAGGATATTTCTACAGAAGAGATTACCATTAGTCCTGCTAACAATGCGCATACGGTATACTTCCAAAATCCCTGTTACGGACTGACAGCAGTAATTGATAAAGGAACAGATGACGGTGGAAATCCGATTCCAAGCACTATATCGGTACAGATTACAGACAGTAGCAGTTATTATGCGACTCTACAGTTTAGCGGTATGACGGAAGAAACGATTGTTAAGTATGTAATTAAAGGATATGAGTACGTTACCGAAGAAATCGGCTACACGGTCACACATAATGACAACGGGGATATTAAGACATGGAAAAATCCGTTAATCAGTACTACAGAATTAGCCAAAGACCTAGAGGAATGGCTTGCAAGCTATTATTTAGGAGATGTGGATTATCAGATAAAATGGCGTGGAGACCCCAGGACAGATGCTAACGACTTATATTATCTGGAATTAAAAGACCGTGGAGAAACCATGATTAGGACGTACCAAAATGAGATATCATTCAATGGTGCGTGGTCTGGAACAATGAAAGCAAGAAAGGCGGTGCTGTAATTGGCAATAACTAAAGTAACAGCGGCGGTTGCTGACGATACAACCGATTTAAAACATAGCAATTCAACATATACTGGAAGCCTTACAGCACCTAAAGAATCGGGTGATTATCCTGTTACGGTGTCTGCCTATGATGATGCAGGAAATGTAACCGTAGATAAAACAACTGTAGCGGAAGTAAGCTTATGGCATACTCCTAAGACTAATTGGACTAAAAATGACCGATTCAATTATGTGGACTATAACCGTATTAAGAACAATCTGACTTATCTGTATGAACTGGCACAGGAAGTATATAAGCAGTTTTCAATCTTGGATATGGGCGCAGATATTGAAGATTATACTGGATGGTTTACGGCGGCGGCTTTTAATAATTTTGAATCCAATTTAGACACAATTAACAAGAACATATTCACACAGGACTACGGCGTATCGCAAAGATTCTTTGATAACGGACAATTTATCAAATGGGATGAATTGAACCGTATAGAGTCGGCTACGTTGCAAATGAATGACCTTTTGGAGAGACAGAAAGCCACTTTGAGGAAATTGCCATTCAGACTGGGAGCATTTAGGGAGGTAAGAATATAAATGGCTATATCAAGCGTACAAGCAACAATCAAAGGTACTACATACAATCTGACCCTGAATAGCTCTACTGGATTGTATGAAGCAAGTGTTACAGCACCAAGTACAAGTTCATACAATAATAACAGCGGTCATTACTTCCCTGTAACGATTAAGGCTACAGACAGTGCAGGAAACAGTACCACAATCAACGATACTAACGCAACACTTGGAAACAAGCTAAAATTAAAAGTAAAAGAAACCACTGCACCAGCCATTGTAATTAGCTCTCCTACAGAAAGCCAAGTAACTAATAACACAAAGCCTACAGTTAATTTTACTGTTACAGATGCAGACAGCGGTGTTAATTCTGACAGTATCAGCATTACAGTTGACAGCGGTAGTTCTGTGACAAGTGGAATCACAAAAACCGCAATAACAAATGGATATTCATGCTCTTATGCGATTCCTACGGCTCTTACAGACGGAAACCACACTATCAAGGTAAATGCCAAGGACAATGACGGAAATTCCGCCACACAGCGTACAGTAACGTTTAAGGTGGACGCAACGCCACCTACACTATCTGTATCTGCACCGACTAATAATCTTGTTACCAATAACGAATCTTGTGTAGTAACAGGCAAGACCAGTGATGTTACAACTGGAATTAAATCGGTTACAGTTAAGTTAAATGGCGGTACGGCTGCTAATGTCACAGTAGATTCAAGCGGTAATTTCAACACAACAATTACTCTTGCAGAGGGAGCGAATACAATTGTTGTCACTGCCACAGATAACGGTGGTCTTTCTTCCAGCGTTACAAGAATTGTGACATTAGATACAGTGGCACCAGTTATCAATTCTGTAGAAATCAGCCCGAACCCAGTAAGCACAGGAGAAGTATTTACAGTAACCGTTAAGGCTACGGATTAGGCGGTGCTTATGGGTGTAGTAATAACAAATGTTACAATTTCCAAGAATCCAGTAAATACAAAGGAAACATTTAAAATATCGGTTGCTGTCAAGGAGACAGTGACCGAACCTACAATGTATAGATTGCCCATGAGATTAGGGGAAGAAAAGGGAGGTATAAAATAATGGCAAAGGCAAATTTACCTGTCAATTTTAAGGACGATATATTGAAAGAAAATATGAACGGGAAGCGTAGATTCAACATGATTCAGAACGGTGATGGTACAGTCAGTTTTGAAGATGTGACAGAATATACACAGGTTGGTAGCACATTCGGGGCGGCGCAGATAAATGCTACAAATACTGCTGTGAACAATGCGGCAGATGCAAGCAAGATTATTGACAATTTAGAAACAATCAAGGCAAATACGCAGTCTGGATATATTGCTGGGGCATTGGCAGTTAAGGCATTAAATAGTAATTTAAGTAAACAAATTTCGTTTAAAAAACTACATTCATCTGCACAAGATAGTGGTATAACCAACGTGTCGGTATCTGGATATAGTCAATATCTATTAGTAATGTGCTATGGTTCCAATAATGATAATCCACTAGATTGGGGATGTTCTACCAGTAGAGGTACTACAGTACAATTAGGTCAACAAAGAAGTAGCAGAACAAGCGTCGCAGGTGCTTGTTCTGCATATATAATTAATGTTGGTGATAAGAATAGTGTAAATATATCTTGCAGATATCATAACAATGGTGCAACTATGATATTTGGAATTGAATAAGCAACATGATATGTTAAAAAACATTATGAAAATGAAATATTACTAAAGTATTTTATATAATCATATCCTTCAGGAGTTCCTCTCATATATAGTCTTATATAAGAATACTTAGATATATCATATTCTTTTTTACTAGATCCACCATCACCGATTGATTCCAATGTAACTGAATTAGTAAGACTACATTGCCTAGTGCCATATGGTATATTAATACCACTTCCTCCCAAAACAGCAAAACCGCCACTACCTATTCCACCAGTTCCGTCAAAATGTAGTGTTGAAAAATTGGAAACATCAAAAATGATGTTTGCAGTTTTATAATTACCGCTTCCTCCTGTTTCAAAATGTACTATTTTTAAGCTTTTACCACTTAAATTACTATTTAATTCATAAAAGAAAGGAGGTATCGCCCATGGCATACCTAAAATTCTTAGATTCCCAAAAAATAATCCAGTGTACCGTAGTTCCAGAATCAGAACACGTAGTAACACTGAAATTCCATGATGCAGTTACCGTAGATAAAAGCGGTTTTGATTTGTTCCTTGATGAACAAGGAGAGCTGGACATTGGCGGTGATTCTTACCACAGCTATAATACTGTATACAGGAATGACGATACAACCGCAGAGTATAACGGTTATCAGCTTTCCAATGATAAATCTGTCTATAAGGAACAGCCACAGCCAACACCTGTTGAACCGACTCTTGACGAACTGAAAGAACAAAAAATATCAGAAATGAACATTGCACAGCAGGAGTCAATTCAGAACGGTATAAATGTTACATTATCAGACGGAACAGTTGAGCATTTTACACTGACAGACCATGACCAGACAAGCCTTATGGGATTGCAAGCCAAGGTCGCACAGGGAGAAACGCAGATACCGTGGCATACTTCAGATGTGAATGAACCATGTAAATATTATTCAAATACTGATATGGGATTGATTACGGAAACAGCTATGCAGGCTGTGACATTTGCGGTTACGTATTTCAGAGATTTGCGCATCTATATCAATTCAATGGAAGATTCAACATCAGTCAAAAATGTGACCTATGGCATGACAATTCCTAAAGAATACCGTTCAGAAGTGCTTGCGGATATCTACGCAAGCAAAGGTATTGCGTAAGGTTATTAAGCCACTTATCCTGTTTGCGATAGGTGGCTTTCTTTACGTAATGATTGAACTACTGTACCGTGGTCGTAGCCATTGGACAATGTTCCTGTTGGGCGGTCTTTGTTTCCTGTATGCAGGAGAACAGAACGAACATACAGACTGGGATTATCCACTTATCCTGCAATCAATAAAGGTTGCGACAGTAATCACCCTGTTAGAGTTCCTATGCGGTCTTATCGTTAATATATGGTTAGGTTGGAATGTGTGGGATTACAGCAATATGCCATTTAACATGTTAGGGCAGATATGCCTACCATTCAGCCTGTTATGGATAATTGTAGGAACGCTTGCGATTATCCTAGACGATTACTTGCGGTACTGGATATTCAGAGAAGAAAAGCCACGATATCGACTTTTTTAGAGCGTGTTGTCGAAATTTGTCGAACATATTTTCTTGAATCCTTGCATTTATAGACGTACAATAAACTTGTCCACAATAATGTGGTTCTTCAAGTTCTGGTCTGGGCGGTATGTTAGTGGCATTTCATGCCGCCCGAATTACCAAACATTGCAAACAGACGTTTGATTTATTTGTTGACATATGCAAACATACATTCTATAATTAGTACAAACATTATAGAGAGGATGATTGCATGAGTGGGTTACATGGTTGCAGAGAGGGCAAGGATATGGCAGGGGATAATGGCAATGATGCAGAATTTTACAAGAGAGAAATCAATAAAATTATTGGCACAATAGAAAATGCAGGCACTTTAGAGTACCTGCATTCCTTCATAATTTTTTTTCTGAAGAAGTGGGGATAACTCACTTCTTTTCTTTTCGAGATAACATAACATCTATCATATCTAATATAGTTTCTTTATCTCTTTGATCTAACAATGAAATTTTCCAAAGCAAATCAACATCTTCTTTAGCTTCTCCAGTTTTTCCTCTTCGAAACGGTGAAACATCAAGACCCATTAACCATGCTTCTGAAACATCTAATGCCATTCCTAGAATAACTAGCTTTTCTTGACTAGGCTCAACCTTACCAGATACATATTGACTAATATCTGATTTATTCATCTTAATATTGTACTTTCTACAGTAAGGCAAAGACATATTCAAAATGTCAACTTGTTTTATCTTTCTTTCTTCCATTATTTTTTTTAGCCTATCAGACGTATTTTCTTTCATTTGTATTAACCTCCTTTCTAAAAATAATATATCACTATTTGAACAAAAGTTCAATATGAAAAACTTAAAAGTAAAAATATTTGAACTTTTTATTGACAAAAGAAATCTATGATGTTATTATACAAATAGTTCAAAACATTGAACTAGAAAATAAAGAAAGGAGAAATAAAATATGGCTTTTAATTACAGCAAATTGCGAGGTCGCATTGTTGAAAAGTTTGGTAGTCAATATGATTTTGCCAATGCCCTTGGCTGTTCTGAAAGGACTTTATCTCTTAAAATGAACGGAAAAAGACCATGGAAGCAGAACGAAATATTGACAGCTATTAATCTTCTTGGATTATCTGAGGAAGATATACAGGATTATTTTTTTACCTTAGAAGTTCAAAACATTTAACTTTTAAGAAAGGAGAAGAATTAATATGAATAGAATTAAAAAGTTTTTATTTAGACATTTTGTAAAAATTAAATATTTGCAAAGTATGATATTGATTCCATTCACTAAAGATGGAAAGAAGTACTTGCATATTTCAAGAATTTGTCAAAATGGAGTAATCGACGAAAAGACTTTCCTTGTAGAGCATCTGGTCAATGAAGATTACGAAATCACAGACCAGACGCTTAAAGAAGAGGAAAAATGGTGGTTTACATTACCTTAATCCAGTAAGTATAACCACATTCCTTGCATTCTGGTAACATTTCTCCTTGCTTTACGGTTATGATTCCTTTTTGACTTTGACCTCCGCATTGCAAGCAAACATAAGTACCAGAGCTAACATAGTCATATGTTTGAAATGTTTCAGAACTATTTTTATCCAATAATATCACCTCCTTTGAGGTGATTATACCACGGAAAGGAAGTGAATTGAATGAGTGAAAAGGAAAAGCAGATTGTTGAGAAGTTAAAAGATGCGATTCCTAAAATGTCGGATTTTGACAAGGGATATATCTTAGGAAAAGTAGAGAACATGGCAGAAAATTCTGCGAAAAAAGAGGTTTCCGAAAGCAAAGAATAGTAGGTTTACAATTTGTTAAAATTGTTCCTGCATTTTACAAAATTTTATTTTTAGGAAAGGAGAAGAATTGAACGAATTAATTCACATTGGAAATGCTGATATTTCCATAAAAGAATATAAGGGTCAGAGAGTAGTTACATTTAAGGACATTGACATGGTTCACGAAAGACCGGACGGAACAGCGAAAAGAAATTTTAATACGAACAAAGCACGCTTTGTTGAGGGAGAAGATTACTTCATTGTAAGCGCGGACGAAATTCGTACAAGCCGCATGTTCCCTATATCTGACAAGGATTTTATGAGCAAAGCACTAATTACCGAACAGGGTTATCTGATGTTAGTAAAGTCATTCACGGATGATTTGGCGTGGGAAGTACAAAGAAAATTAGTTTCTTCTTATTTCAATGTACATCAAAGCGTCAACAATCAGTTATCTCCAGAATTGCAAGCATTGCAAGGACTTCTTAATCAGATGGTTCAAAAAGAACTTGCTGACAAGGAGAGAGACAGACAGATCGCCAAGGCACAGGAAACAGCACAGAAAGCCATTGAGACAACTGAACATATCAAAGAAGCAGTAAAACCTGTTCTCGATAATTGGCGTGATGAAATCAATGTTAAATTTAATCGTATTCAGAAAAGTGCATCTACACCATTTAATCTTTTACGTACAGAAATGTATTGTGAATTGGAACGTAGAGCAGGATGCGATTTGTCTACCAGATTAAGAAACCGTAAACAGCGCATGACCGATAATGGATGCACGAAAACAGAAATTAATAAGTTGAATCGCATGGATGTAATTGAGGAAGATAAGAAATTACGTGAGATATTTACAAAAATAGTTTCAGAGTATGAAATTGAGTACTGCGCTTTCAAATAAGAAAAAGGAGGGATATTAATGAAGAATATAAGCACTAAAACATTATGCAGAATATCTATAGGCTTATCAATATACTCTATTATCATCAACGTATTAGCACATTGGGGATGAATCATGAAAGTTTACGATTTAATCAAACAGCTTACTCGATTCCCTGCTGATGCGGAAGTGATATTTGATGCAAGGATTGAGACAGATGCACTGGTAAAAGAAATTGTCGAGACAAAAGACAAGGAAAATATCTATGCCGAGGTTGAAGTCGAAGAGGAAGTTTCTATTACCGACATTGACTGGCTGAATAAAGATGTTTTGATAAAACTGGAAAAGTGAGGTTTGAGAAATGAAGAATAGAGAGAAGTTTGCAGAACAGATTATTGATATTGCTCTTAAAAGATGTGGTATTGCTGTAAATTTGACGTCAGGAGAGCTGTGCGCTTGTGGGAATACAAGATGTTCCGAGTGCCTTTTCTGTGAAAGGAATAAGGATTGCGAAGTTTTGTTAAAAGAATGGGCAGAAAAGGAATATGAAGAACCGCCTGTTGATTGGAGCAAAATACCTGTTGATGCGCCGATTTTAGTAAGAGATTGCGAAGAAGAAGTGTGGGAAAAAAGACATTTTGCAAAATACGAGAACGGAATAGTGTACACATGGCGTTCAGGAAAAACATCTTGGAGCACATACAATGGTAGCATGACCGGTTGGAAAATGGCTAAGTTAGCAGAAGAGGTGGAATCATGATTATAGCAAATGATTCAAAAGTGGATTTCATCGGCGAAGATACAGAAATGTGCCTTGACCTTGCAAATATCATCCGAGCTTTACGGTTCAGATTTGAACAGCACTTTGACGAGGAGACAGCAGAAATGCTGATCGCACAGTCTGTAGAGGATTCCCGAAGAAAAGAATCAGAGGTAATAGAGGATATGAAGCAGTTTCAGAAATCGGCTTCAAGAGGACTGACAAAAGCAATGCTATTTTAAATAAGAAGAAAGGGAAAATAGATATGGGAGATTTTACAATTGCGGAAGTAGAAAAAATGTGTGAGGAATTAGGTGTTGGCGTTCTTATCAATGACGGTCATGTAGCCGGATTTGAAGTAGAAGAGGAATAGCCATGGATAACAGGCTAAGAAAAATTGAGAATGCCTTGATATCTATGGGAATAGAACCCAGTATGCGTGGATTCTACTATATCGTTGAGCTGACTGTAGGAAAGATAATAAATCCGACAAAGAAACTACAGGATATGTATGACGAAATTGCATCTGAACATGGAATTACAGGCGGTTCAGTTCATAAAGTTGTAACACGCACAGTAGAACTTGCGGACTCAAGAACTCCTACCTACAAAAAGTATATCGGGAGTGAGTTTAAAACGAACAGCGGTTTTGTTTCCCTACTGGCATTCAACATCAGAAGGGAGCTGGAAGATGAACAGGATAACGCTATGCGGCAGGATGAATGAAAAACCTACATACAGCCACACGGTAGGTAAAATCAGATTCTACAGCTTTCATATGATTGTAAGACGACTAAGCGGATATGAGGACATTATTCCATGTATCGCAGAACAGGGGATTGCAAATCAGATTCAAAACGGAACGGTGCATAAAATAACAGGTGCTATACATAGTAGACAGGTGTTTGACGGAAAACGGACGCACTTAGAGTTATTTGTCCATGTAGAATCTATATCAATGGTATTTGAAGCAGATGGAAACCACACAGAAATAACAGGTGTTATCGTCAAAAAACCAGTGTTCAGGCAGACCCAAAGTGGAAGATACATAGCAGAGTTGCTAGTGGTATCTTCCAGGAAGAATGGAAAAACGGATTGCATACCGTGTATTGTGTGGTCAGTAAATGCTTTATTTGCAAAGAATTTAGCAACAGGGAAGACAGTTACTATAAAAGGAAGATTCCAGTCAAGGCAGTATGAGAAAGACGGACGGACTAAGACAGTTTACGAATTGTCCGGGAACGAATTGAAGTTAGGAGTGAGAACGTGGAAGATTTGATTAAAAGTAAATCCTGCGATACGGTCACTATTTCGCAGGAACGGTATGAGCAGTTAGTTGCTTTAGAGAGCAGAGTTGATGCAGCGGTTGACTATATCGTTAATACGGACTTTTGCAACGTAAAGACCGCATTAAGAATCATGGGATTTTATAAAGAAGCAAACAAGCAGGCAGAGAAAGAAAAGAAACTGTTTGATTCATCAGAAGGAAAGGAGTTTGACGATGTGTAAAGTAATTAGATTAAAGAAGCTGATTTTGGAAAATTTCATGATGTATGCACAGGCAGAATTTGATTTCTCGGAACTGACAAGAATTATGGGGAAGAATGGCAAGGGCAAGTCCAGTATTGTGAATGCCTACACATGGCTGCTTTTCAACTGTGACTATGAATTAAATGACAATCCAGTGGTTAGAAGAACAGTTGGCGGCAAGAGCGTAGACGATATGGACACAGCAGTCACAGCAGTACTGGATATTGACGGTAAGGAAGTTACAGCTAAGAAAGTGCAGAAGCGTACATATGGTGAAGCAGTAAAAGATGGTATTGTTGTTGAAACCGTAAGTGATACTAACTCATATTACATTAACAGTGTTCCCAAAACATTAAAGGCATTTAATGAGTACTTTGATGTAAATATGAAGCTGTTTAAAATGTGTAGCAATATCAATGCTTTTATTAACCAGAAACCTACTGAAATGAGAGAATTTTTGTTCCAATTTGTCAGTAAAATATCAGACATTGATTTTGCAAGTAGTAATTCTGAATTACATGAACTTGTTCCTTTGCTTGAAAAATACAAAGCAGATGAAATTCGGGCTATGAATCAGAAAGTAAAGAGTGATTACAACACAAATTCTAAAATTTTGGACGGTCAAATCAAGGAAAAAGTGCGTGATATTCAGATTAAATTCGACATTGACACAGCAGAACTTGTCTTACAGAAAAATGCATTACAGGAACAGCTTGAACAGAACCTTTACAAGCAGAATGGGAATGAAAACTTATTGGCAGAGTATGATAAGGCTACACAGGATATTATGCAGTTACAAATGAAGCTTTCTGAAATGCAGAATACGGCTAACAGTGAGTTAGAAGTACAAAGGGCAGAACTTAGGGCAACCATGATGAATAAGAGCGTTGAAATTAACAGTCTGAAATCCAGTATCAGGCTTGCAGAGAATGAAATTTCCAACAGCAATAAGAAGATTGCAGAATTGACAGAGGAAAAGACAAGACTGTGGAATGCGTGGAAAGCGGTCAAGGCAGAGAAATTTGATTCAAATACAGCTATATGCCCTACCTGTCACAGAGAGTTGCCGGAAGAAGATGTTAAGAATCTCATGGAAACCTTTGAAAAGTCAAAAACTGATAGAATCGGTAAAATTGAGACGGACGGATTCAAGGTTAAAGGAGAGATTGAAAAAGAACAGCAGTTATTAAAAGATAAAGAACAGTTGTTATCTGATTTAAACGAAAATTTGAACACTGCAAATAAAGAGTATGCAGAAATGACCGCAAAGTTAGAATCTATCCCACAGTATGTTGATATCCACGACAGGGAAGATTATAAGTCTGTACAGGCTGAAATCGTCCGTAAGGAAGAATTATTGAAGCAGTCAACGTCACTGTCAGATATCAAGAAATCTTTGAAACTGGAAGAATCTGAAATCAGAGCGCAGTTAGCAGAAGTTGAAAAGAAAATAGCTTCTACAAATACGGAATCTGATGAAACAAGACTGGAAGAACTTAGAAATCAGAAAACAGACTTGGAACAGGCGAAAACGGATGCAGAGAAAATACTTGCACTGTTAGACCAGTTAGACAGAGCAAAGAATGAAGCCTTGACAGATGCGGTCAATAGTCATTTTTCATTAGTTAAATGGCAGTTGTTTGACACAGCTAAGAACGGTAATTATAAATCTGTTTGCATACCTACTGTAGAGGGTAAATCTATTCTTACGACCATGAGCAACAAGGGCAACAGGATTTTAGGAAGAGTGGATATCTGCAATTCGATTCAGAAAATGTGTGGAATCAGCACACCAGTGTTCCTTGATGATTCGGAGTCACTTGACGATGATAACCAGGCAAAGGTTGCTGAAATGGTTGATTCACAGTTGATTATGCTGATTGTCAATGAAAATGAAAAATTAGAGATTGTGGAGGGATAATATGAAACTTTATTTTTATGAATTAGACACTGAGGGCTACAATGAAAAGCCTAAAGGAATATTGTGTACAGAATGTGAAGTAGAAGAAAAGCCAAAAACTTATGTACCCATTAATGGCAGTAAATTTCCAGGTTACATAAGCAGATTAAAAAAAGATGATATAGGACATTTTATCAGTTATAACTCAAATGTTGTAGCTTTTAAAGAACCTAGTTTTGAGCATGCAAAAGAAATGTTTAAGAACAGAGAAAAGGATAGAATTGAAAATACAAAAAGGAAATTAGATAAACTGGAAAATGAATTAAAAGCCATTGAGGAAAGTGAGGAATAATTATGGCAGATACAAAGCAGGCATTAGCAGAAAAAAAAGCATTTACAACATCATTAAGCCAGTGGTCGAATGAAATCACAGGACTTATTGCAAGAGATTATGAAGCGTGCGGGGTAAAATTTGATGATTACGCAAAAAAATGCGCAATGGAAGCTATGACAAGCATTTATACACTTGTTAAGAATGATGATAAGGCAGACATGAGGAGCATTGATACAAGCAACCTTAGACAGATTGTAGAGCAGTGTGCAAGCCTTAAACTGAATGCGAGCGCATATCCGAGAGAGTGTTACTTCCAGTTACGAAGCGTTAAGCAGGGAAATGAGTGGGTAAAGGTCGTTGAAATGGGTATTGAGGGAACAGGCTATGACTCATTACTTTCCAACTATGGAAAAGACGTTGACAAGGTTTATCCGTTCTGGGTCATAAAAGAAGGAGACGAATATATACCACCCAAGCATAAAGGTCTGGAAGTTACGCCCCCGAAATGGGAAGAAAAAGGATTGTCAAGTAAGGCTGTAAGAGTTGTATATCCTGTAAAACTGACAGACGGAACAGTAACATACCTTATGGCAGACAGAGACAGTGTTAAGGTCAACCTTTTAGCACACGTCAAGCAAAACATGATTAATGCCACGTTTGGTATCTGTGAGGATAGATACAAGGCAACTCCGAAGCAGAAAGAGGAAATCAAGGCTAAGAAAAATGAAATCTTAGATGCTTTAAGAGCGTGTGCGACAGTGGATGATATGTTGCAGTGTGAAGTAGCCAGACCGTATATCAGCGGTGCATGGCTTGATACGCCAGAAAGCATGATTCAGAGGAAGATGTGTAACAATGCAACACGTAAATATCCTAAGAATTATGACCCTATGGCAAGACAGGCGCAGATTGAAATGGACAAAGTTTATCAGTTGGCACAGGAAGATATCGCAGAGAACGCCAACACAGTAGACTTCCAAGAAGAAACAGAAGCAATTGACACAGATTCAACAGAGGGGGAAGAAACACCTAGCTTTATGGGGGAATAGGGTATGAGATTAATTTCACAGGATGGAACATTGGATGTTCCTTATGAAATGGTAGTTATTCAGAGATTCAAGTCAAGAATTTATTTTCTGAACAAAAACTTAACAGGTGTTGAGCCACTTACTGATGACATGCAAATTGCTGAATATTCCAACGAAGAAAAAGCAAAGAAAGCTATGGAGATGCTTAGAGAGACATATATCGGTATGCCTATCGTAATGCAGAATGTTGATGTTTCAGAAAATATGGCAAAGGAATTTGAAAGATTAAAGAAATTCGGTGTTATGGTGCGAGTAGATAATCAGCCGTCAAAAGTAGATTTTATCAACAATGCTGTTTTTCAGTTCCCACAGGATGATGAAATCGAGGTGTAGTTAAAACGAAACTTAAATGTATTTCCAGTGGTTCACAAGGCAACTGCTACATACTAGCAGATTCCAACGGTAAATCCCTTATTCTTGATTGTGGTGTGCCGATTATGGATATCAAGAGAGGACTGGACTGGAATATCAGAAATGTGGTCGGGTGTGCGGTTTCACACACCCATAAAGACCACAGCAAAAGCGCAGACGCAATAGAGAAAATGGGAATCCCAGTATGGAAACCATATGAAGAAGAAAATCCGAAGATGCAGAAATACGGTAGTTTCACAATCCAGTGTTTCAAGTTGCCACATAACGGAACTACCAATTACGGATTTTACATCAAGGCAGACGGACAGAAGCTATTATACATGACCGACATGGAGTATTGCCATTACAGTTTTAGGAAACAGGCGGTAGATCACATGCTGATTGAGTGCAACTACATAGCGGATATGGTGGACAGGGATATCCCAAATTACGAACATAAGATTCTGGGGCATTGCGAACTGGAAACTTGCAAGGGGATTGTAGAAACAAATAAGTCAGATGCATTGCAGAACGTCATATTATGCCACACAGCGAAAGAAACTTGCGATAAGGATAGAATTATTGCAGAGATTAAGAAAATCGTTCCTAGCGCAAATGTGAGCGTTGCACAGGACGGTATGGAATGGGAACTTAGAAATGCGGATGAATGTCCGTTTTAGGAGAAAGTGAGGATTAAATCAATGAAATTGTATTTTTATATACTGAAAGAACCATATAATGGTAAACCATTTATTCAGTTTGAAGAGTGTGAAGCTGACGAAAAGCCTAAGACTTATTGGTTGCATGTATACCCTAGAGATTTTTATTACAGACAAATAAGTAAAGAAAATATTGGTAAACGAATTGGGAACACTGTTATATTGCTTGAAAAAGATGATTTTCTTGCTATATGTATTTTCACTGAAACAATTAATAAAAAAATATCTGATGTAGAAAAACAGGTGAAACAGTTAAGAGAACAGTTAGAAGCAGTAGAGAAAGGAGAAATACATTGAACAGTGTAGATATATCAGGAAGAATGACAAGAGAGCCAGAAGTAAGGTATGCGGCAGATAAGCCGTTTGCAAAATTCTGCCTTGCAGTAAACCGAAGATTCAAACAGGACGGACAGCCAAATGCAGATTTTATCAACTGTACAGCATTTGGAAAAATGGCTGAATTTGTGGAAAAGTACGGAAGAAAAGGCGTAAAGTTTGAGGTTCACGGCAGATGGCAGACTGGAAGCTATAAGAACAAGGATGGTAACACCATTTATACAAACGACTGTATGGTTGAGTCAATCGAGTTTGCAGAAAGTAAGAGCAGCAGCAGTGAACAGGAAAACGGAAGTGCAGTTCCAAGTGGGGACGGGTTTATGAATATACCAGACGGAATTGACGAAGAATTACCATTTAACTAAAAGGGAGCGTGATTTATCTTGCAGAATCCAAGACAGAGATATGCAATAGAATCAAAGAACCGTAAACGGTTACTGGAAGTAAACCCTAGCCTTACGGATGAAAGCGGTATCTATTTCTTGACAAGAACTGATGAAAACGGCTTTCGATATGCTTATATCGGACAGGCAGTACATATTTTGCAACGTCTTGCACAACACCTTGTAGGATATCAGCATATAGACCTTAGTTTGAAGAAACATAATCTATATTCGATTGAAAATCCTTACGGTTGGAAGATTGGTTTTATGCATTTTCCAGTTAGCCAGTTGGACGAGAAAGAGCAGTATTACATTAAAATGTACGCCGACAATGGTTATCAGCTTAGAAACAAAACTTCTGGTAGCCAGGGAGAGGGAAAAGCCAAGATTAATGAATACAGACCCACTAAGGGTTATCGTGACGGCATTAGACAAGGGAAAATCAATCTTGCAAGGGAATTATCCAGTATTGCAGAAAAGCACCTTGAAATTCGTTTAAAGCCGGAGAAACAGGGTAACAAAGTTTCTGAAAAGCAGTATGAGAAGTTTATGACTTTGATTTCTGAAAATACATATGAGGAGAACGATTAAATGGCAGAAAGGAGCAGTAATGGAGAGATTAACAAACAGAAAATATGGAGAAAATTCTTGCGCAGGAGTAAAAATTCCATATAGCACGTATTGCATTGGATGCATTACCAGCGGTTGCAATTGCGGAATTGTTGAAGATATGGTTAAAAAACTTGCTGATTATGAGAATTTAGAGGAACAGGGCAGACTTATCAAGTTGCCTTGTAATGTAGGAGATACAGTATATGCAATTGGATTTAATAATAATAAACCAATTATTTATGAATCGGTTGTATTAAGAATACTGATTACTGAAAAAGAAATTGTTTTTGATGTAAAAGTTGATGAATTTGGAATCAATTCGCAATTAAAACAATCTATGCTTGGCAAAACAGTATTTTTCACAAAATCCGAAGCTGAAGCAAAACTGAAAGAATTGAGAGGTAAAAATGAATAAACGAAAAGCAATACCTAAAAAAGTGAGACAATCTGTACATCTCATGTATAACGGACATTGTGCTTATTGTGGCACAGAAATAGATTACAAAGATATGCAGGTAGACCATGCAACACCGCTTAGGATAGGTGGAGCAGACGACATTTCAAATTACGTGCCAGCTTGTAGGAGTTGCAATCACTACAAAGCCACTTTAGATGTCGAGGGATTTCGAAAGTATCTTTCAGAAATACATAAAAGGCTTATGCGTGACAGCATACCTTATCAAGTGGCGGAGCGGTTTGGAATCGTTAAGCATGTGTCTGACGATGTAAAATTCTATTTCGAAGAATTGAGAGGTGGAGAAGATGAATAAAGAGCAGGTAAAAGAATTGGCAGAAATAAACGCTACTTATACATTCGTTAGAGCTGCAAAACAGTATGGCGAATTTACGGATGAATATGTCAGACATTTTTACAACAAGTTAGCTGAATTAAGAGGTGGGATTGATGATAACCACACTTGTAACTGCCAGCACAACAGCGATTTAAGAGATAATGAGCCTTGTCGCAGATGTGATAGCAAGCAGACAAATGCCGACAGGATAAGGAACATGTCGGATGAAGAGTTGCTTGATTTTATATGTTCAATAGAAACTTATGAAGAGGGTAGCGTTAAGACTATTAGGAACGGAATTGCAATGTGTTCGGTAACAGAAATAGAGAAATGGCTTCAATCAGAAGCAGAATAGGAGAAAATATGAAATACATAAGCAATGCAAAATATGGAGAGCCAGTTGAAACAGGAACTATCTACAGAGGTGACAACAAAAGATTATATATATGTGTTCACACACTATGCGGTTGCGGGGAAACATTATACATGAATTGTCAAACACTAGGTATTGTGGATAGAAAATTAAACAGTACATCTGTAATAGCTGCGATAAATGAAGCGCAATCATTAGTGAAGCGTGAGTTTGATTTACTTAGCAATGAACTTAATACCATATTGAATAGCAAGATAGAAATATCAAGGTATTAGAGCAATGCCGAACTTTTGCAATAATTAAGACAAAGAACTTGAAGTAAGGAAGTGATTAGTACGGCAGAACGAAGAATGTTCACAAAGAAGATAACAGAAAGTGATGCGTTTCTGGAAATGCCAAGCAGTACGCAGATGTTATACTTTCACTTTTGCATGAATGCGGACGATGACGGATTTGTGAACAACCCGAAGAAGATTCAACGGATGTGCGGTGCTTCTGACGATGATTTTAGACTGTTGATTGCCAAGTCATTTGTGTTGACATTCGACAGCGGAATAATCGTGATAAAACACTGGAAGATGCATAATTACATACAATCTGACCGATACGTGCCGACTGATTACGTTGAGGAAAAATCCATGTTGGGATTGAAAAAGAATAAGGCATACACGTTCGATGAATCTAAAATGGTTACAAGGTGCATACAGGATTCCAAGAAGAAAGAGAAAAAGACTTCTTATAATAGGAACAGCTTTAATTGTAAAGAACAGAACAATTACGATTATGACAAGATAGAGAAAGGCTTGGGAATAACATGAATGTGAATGATTTACCTGTTGGCACAGCTACAAATGTGATTACGTGTATAAGGTCGGAAAATGCAGAGGTTGTGAGCCAACCGAATGTACAGCATGGGCGGTCAGAAAGAGAGGAAAGCATGAGACGAACAAATCTTAGTGTTTATGGATTTATTGAAAGTTGGTGATGTTAATGGGTGTAATCGCAGACAAATTAAGAGATTTACAGAAAGCATACAAAGAAAATGACTATGCGGAATACGAACAAATACTTGATTTTGCCATTGAAATTGCAGAGACAGAAGAAAATAAATGCTGTGAATGGAAGATTGTTGATACACCACATGGAATGCCTATTTACAATACAGGATGTGGAAGAATAAGGCTTAGTTGTGCGACAGGCATTGATATTTACTGCAATGCTTGTGGCAGAAAAATAAAGATTGTTAATGATAAGAAAGCGAGTGAGAACAATGAGCAATAAGTTGCACAAAATACCACATTTTAACACTTATGATGATATAAGAGCTGAAATGCAAAAAGATTTACAGTACAGGCTTGAAAATAGAACAGATAAAACATCTCTTGGCAGACCTTTATATTATCGAATAAATGTACAGTTGATATTAACTCAGGAATGTCCTTATAACTGTCCGTTCTGCTTAGAGAGAAAGAACCCTATGCAGGGTGACAATGATTTTAAGGCACAGATTGAGTCATTAAAAAAGATACTGTCAGAACATCCCAATGCGAGACTTACAATTACAGGCGGTGAGCCGGGGCTATATCCTAACCACGTTTCAGAACTTATTGATACATACAAAAAGCACAGCAATAATGTGTTTTGTTCAATCAATACTTCTGGATATTCCAAGGATATTAACGGATTAGCGCATATAAATCTTTCATATAACGAATATGTACATAAAAATCCTAAAGATTTTCCAAATTGTACAGTACAGACTATTATCAAAAATCCGAATATAGATTACATTAAGGGTTTTATGAAAAAGGAAGCTGATAATTTTTCATTTAGATTTTTAAGTGGACTCGAAAAGAAAGATTATCCTGTAAAAATATGGAATGATTTACAGAACGACAAAGAGATTGATATATCAACTTTTAGAATTGGTGACTTTTTTGTGTACGTCACATTCAACTATAATGGCAAACACGCAAGATTGACATTAGGAGATATGTGGCAGCAGAGAAACAATGATTACAAAGATGGGTATTCAAATATTATTATTCATCCAGATGGAACTATTGGAACTAATTGGAGATAAGGAAGCGAGGAAAACAATGAAACTGATTGATGCAGATGCACTAAAGAAAGATTTAAAATCGGTTACTTTAAGTAATGGAACTTTAGTAAATACAAATGCAGTATTGTATTTACTAGAAGAATATCCGA